AGTGCCGCACTTCCTTGAGTAGCTATTTGTACATAATAAATTGTATTGTGATAAGTTGCAGCTGGATTTTTAAATAGTCCCGTATTAAATACTCCTCTTGTTGGAGATGCTACGCCAGAATTGGCATATGTGCCAGTATCAACAACTGCATTAAGATCTCCAAAAATTACTGCATTGCCTCCCGATGCAATTGTGAGATACTCTGTCTCACTAACTGCTGAAGCACCAGATCCTGGTCCTACATCTCCACCACCTATTATCATCCTAGTTGCATTTGAACAAGATCCTGTCCAAGTTTTTAGTTTAGTCAAATCACCAAAGTCTTTTGCATCTCCAAGGGTTGCAATATTTACAAAATCTATAACATTATACCAAGCATTGGCAGGGGAGGGCCCACCAAAACCTCCTGCAAATACACCTCTAACTGCCGACCCTGCTCCAGAAAATCTTGATCTTGCGACGGTTAAATCTCCAAGATCATTTGCAGTGCCTGTTGTTGCAATGGTAACATAATCTATCTGTGTGGCACTGGTTGGATTTCCACCACCAGCAAATAAACCACGAACTGCATTTCCTGCTCCGCCTCTTCGGATATTGCCTGAATTATTTAAATCACCATAATCTGAAGCATTTCCAGTGCTGGCAAAAACTACGGTGTCTATTTGAGCAATAGCATTGGGACTTCCTGGGACATAACCACCAGCAAATAATGCACGAGTTCTTGACCCTACTCCAGCACCGGCAGTGACTGCAGTGTTTAAAGTACCAAAGTCTTGTGTGTTTCCTGTTGATGCAATGTTTAGAAAATCAATGTCATTTTGATATCCACCGGGTTGATAACCACCAGCAAACAATCCACGAGCACCGGGAGTTGGATCAGAGCCCGTTCCAAGAATAGGAGTATCAGTAGACATCACCCACCATTCTCCCTGAGCATAAAACTCTAACTTCTGGGAGTCGGTATTAAATCTAATTGCACCTTGTGGGATTTCGGACATATACTTATACCTCTTTTATTATTTATCCAAGACCACCATGACCATTCGATAATCCAAATGGAGATGCCGTGTCAAAATTAGCAAGTGCTCCAAAGTCTTGTCCATTTCCTAATGATGCTATCGTTACATATTCTATACTATTTGATTTTGCTGGAGAATCACCGCCTGCTACAACTCCACGAGTTGATGAACTAGCTCCGGTGGTTGATCTTGCGCCTGATTTTTCGTATGCATCACCAAAATCCACCGCATTCCCTGTAGATGATATGGTAATAAAATTGATAATATTACTAGCAGGGTTGGGAGTATATCCAATGTAAAATATTCCACGGGTGCTATTTGAGAATCCAGTGCTGTAGTCTGCTGCTATTGTCAAATCACCAAAATCTTGTGAGTTTCCTAATGTTGAGGTGGTAATATATTGAAGAGTATTTGTTAGTGTTCCATCTCCAGGAACATCACCAGAACCAAAAATACCACGAGTTGGTGATGCACATCCTGTCATCTCATTATTTGTACCTAAAAGATCACCGAAGTCCTGAGCATTTCCTGTTGATGCTATTGTTACATAATCCATTGTATTAACAACAGCAGTTCCATATCCACCAGACCATACTGCTCTTGTGGTGCTAGAAAGAGCACCTAATCCAGATCTCCCTGTTATCAGATCACCAAAGTCCTGTGCGTTTCCTGTTGCTGCAACTGTGAGGTAATTGATTACGTTTGTTCTAGCAGATCCATCATATCCTCCACCAACAATACCTCTAGTATTTGATGCCACACCCCCTGCTTGAGCTGGAGTATTAGTTAGATCTCCAAAATTTGTTCCATTACCTGTGGTTGAAATAGTAATATATTCTATTGTATTAACTTTTGATGGTGTATTTCCTCCACCAAATAATCCACGAGCACTAGAAGCACTCACCGCATTTTTTGCTACATCGTTATATCTCTGTTCTGTCGTGCCTGATGGTGGAACAAAATATCCTTGTGTATCAAATGTTGTGACACCCCTAAACTCTGTGCCAGATGTGAAATCTCTGATGAGACCTGGATTGTCTGTAGAAACTGTTGGGTTTCCACCTACAGTAGCAATATGTGCAGTTCCAACGCCTGCATTTGACACTGCCGTTACGGAATCTGGGTTATTACAGCAAAGAATTCTAGTTCCATCAATTGGTTCTAGTGCATGAACTGGTGGTGTGAATTCTGATGTATAAAGTCTACGGCCAGAAACAACTCTTAAATTTGATATATCACCAGTTAAGTATGTGCTACCATGTATATTTTTTGCGACGGTGAATGCATATGAACTATCACTAGTTGAATAATCTCCTGTACCGAAACTACCGTTTGCAGTTCCAGTGTCACTATCTACTTCTTTTCCATCAACATATATTGTTAATGTCTTATCACTGGCCTTAAATACTGCTGCAATGTGATGCCATGTATTTAGTGTGAGGACATTATTTGCTCCAAAATATCTGTAATTTCCTGCTGACCCTCTACCGTACATCGCAAACACACCTTGTTGGGAACTTTGACCATCCGAAGCGGTCATAACCTCAAAACTAAATCCTGTTTGAGCACTACTTGCTCCGGTGCCAAAAACAAATTGTCTAGAATTACTGGGTACTTTTGACCAAAATTCTGCAGTCCAATCCTGGGTTGCCTGGTGAAGGAAATTAAAATCGCCTGCATTGCCAATAGATAAATTATCATTACCATCAAACTCCACAGATCCTGTGACTGCTGTGGGATTTTCTAATCCAGAGATTTTATCGACTCTTAATATTCCCATTATAGACCTCCATGTGCATTAGATATACCTGATGCATAAAACTTTGGAGTTACCAGATCTCCAAAATCAACTGCATCACCTAGTGTTTGAATATCAACATACTCGATTACATTTGTAACACCGGGATTCGTAGATCCACCAGCAATAACTGCACGAGTTGGAGATGCACAGTTTCCATTTAAGTTATTTTTTACTACAGATAAATCCCCAAAGAATACCGCATTACCTTGTGATGTGAGCTGAACATATTCCATTGATTTGGTGTAATTTGGTGCTGGTGCTTGATATCCACCAGTAAATATTCCACGAGTTGAATTTGATAGACTAGCAATATTTGCTCTTTCTTGAGACAAATCCCCAAATTGAGTAGAATCTCCTGTTGTTGCTATGGTGATATTACCTAGAAATGTGGATCCTGCATATGGGGCTGGTTTTAAACTTTGATGATAAACACCTCTTGTAGGAGTCATACATGCCGATTGATAGGTTCCAAGATTCGATGGAGTTAAATTACCAAAATCAGCTACAGTTCCTGTTGATGCCATGGTAAAATAATCAACACTATTACCAAAAGTACCGCCACCAGCTATTCCACGAGTAGCATTTGAAAGTCCAAAAGGACCTTGTTTTCCAGTATTTAAATTTCCAAAATCCGTAAAATTCCCTAATGAACTAAAAGTTACAAACTCTATAATATCAAAATTAGACGGCGCATCTCTTCCTCCTACCCAAAATCCTCTTGTAGATGATCCAAGTGAGCTGAGTGCTTGTCTTGTTTGCTGAAGATCACCGAAGTCTTGTCCATTTCCTGCTGATGCGATGTTAATATAATCAATATTTTTTAATTCACCAACCGGTGAGGGTGCTGCCCCACCACCAAATAATCCACGAGGACCAGGAGTTGGTTCACTAGACTCTCCAAGAGTAGGTGTTGCGGTGTGAACCTGAAACCATGCCGAGCCATTCCAATACTCCAACTTCTGTGAGTCGGAGTTAAATCTCATTGCACCTGCTGGAATCTCTGACATGTTAAACTACCTCCTCCATTATTTATCCAAGACCACCGTGACCGTTGGAGCATCCTGCGTTATATGCAGTTACCCCGGTTAAATCGCCAAAGTCTAGTGCATTTCCCATTGACATAATTGTTACATAATCTATTCTATTACTGTGTGATCCCCCAATCGTTGCACCAAGCCATAAACCCCTAATTTGAGAGGCACAAGCACCTGTTGAATTGGCACGCGAACTCAAATCACCAAAATCTTTTGCATTGCCAGTTGTTGCGATTGTAGTATATTCAATTAAATTTAAATGAGCAGGAGAAGGATTATAAGCACCACCAGATAAACCACGAATACTATTGCTACATCCACCCATATAATAATTTGATATTGAGGAATCTCCAAAATCTTTTGTGTTTCCTTTCGATGCAATAGTTACATAATCAATTATATTTCTATACGCAGGAGCTCCATATCCACCGTGCCATACTCCCCGAGTTGGTGATCCATATCCTGCAGGACTATATCTACCATTAGGAGTTTGACCATCTGCAACCATGTCACCAAAGTCTAATGCATCTCCCTGTGTTGCAATAGTCACATAATCCATTGTATTATATTTGTTTGGCGCATCATATCCACCGGCAAAGATTCCACGAGTTTGTGAACTACATCCTACAAGTAGTCTACGTGCAAGAGTCAAATCACCAAAATCAAGGGCATCTCCTGTGGATGCCATAGTAATATAGTTTACAGTGACTATTTCATTTGATGTAGGAGACGTTCCAAATCCACCTGCACTGATGCCTCTGGTTGAGGAAGCTGCTGATGCTTGTTGATTTATTTTGTCTAGCAAATCACCAAAATTTTCTGCATCCCCTGTGGTTGAAATATTGATATAACTAATAGTATTAAGTCTATTTGATCCATCAGCACCACCAAAAGAAATTCCACGAGTGCCTGCACCTTTATCTCTTGATTCTGTATTACCAGTTGGGAGATAGAAATAAGCATTTGAGTTTATTTTGGTGACACCCTCAAAGGTTACTTTCCTATCATCACCGACTTGTGGTGTGAAGTTTGATGATGGATGTAATCCATCTATTTCTTTAAGAGAAACAGAGTCAAGTACAAATGTCGAGTTTGATCCAGTGGCCTTTTCTATAAAAATTTCAGTGGTAGAGGCTGTTCCTGTAAAAATTAATGTATGTTTTCCAGCAGTGCTAATATCACTCAACGTATTCCCAGAAACAACTCCAAATCTAATCGGATTTGTAAGGGAAACAATATCAACCGTCATCGCATATTTTTTACCTGCAACCAAAGTTGGTAGATACGCACTATTTACTTTTATACCAGAATAATTTTGTGTTGATGTAACACTAATGGTGGTTCCAGAAATAGTTATGTTCGCATTATTTTTTATATCCCACTCAGCAAATGTTTCATCTTCCTGTTTGTTTGCTGCAATGAAATCACCCTCTGAAATATACTCAATTCCATTTGATCTCTGAAAATCTCCAAATCCGTTAAAAGTTTTCCCAGTTGCTTCTGTAAATGGGCTATCGGGATCTTGGCAACATAAAAGAACAGTGCCTGGAACTCTTTTGAGTTCTCTGGTTGGTGGAATAAAGTTGTCTGTGTAAAGTGCAGTACCTTTATTTACACGGATATTTGAGAGAAATCCTTTGTAACGATATAAAGTTACGGCAAAAACAGTTGAAGGTTGACCGATTGTTGCTCCTTGGTCTGTATAGTTAGTAGAACCTGTGTTTATACTTCCAGAAACTTTTATACCATTGAGAAATACAAGTCCACTACTTCCATTTCTTACAACTGCGAAGTGATGCCATTCTCCGTGCTTAGGAATCACATAATTTGTAGCTCCGGTTGAACTAGGGAATCCATAAGTATACAAATTATCATCACTGTTGATGCCGATAAAAATTCCAGTGCTTAGATTGTCAGTATTTCTACTATCAAAAATTGTTCTGATTGCTCCAGTGTCTGAGACATTAAACCATCCTTCAATCGTAAAATCACCTGTTCCAAATGCAAAGTCTGTGGACTTAGGAAGAACTAAACCATCATAATTTCCACTAAACTCAACAGATCCAGTGATGGCACTACCACCACCAGACTTCACAACAGGTGTCAGAAGACCAGGAGTAAGTTCACATGCTTTTGCCGTTCCATTCATTACGATGGTCTTACCAGTCTTTTCAAGTAGTTCATCAGTCTTTGATTGACAACAAAGAACAGTTGTTTCAGCTGTGACCTCAAGTTCCTTCATTGGAGGTTTGAAGTTTGATGTATAGAGTTTAACTCCATTTATGATTCTGAAATTGGAAACAAATCCGTTTAAATCCAATGAATTATTATATGCTTCCTCCCCAATATAAATCCCAGCCTGACTATTACCGGTGGCATGAGAACCAAAAGTTCCTTGAGTCCTTGAAAATCCACTATTCGTTAATTTACCATCTACATAAATTTTTAAAGTATTATCAGTATGATCATAAACCGTTGCGATGTGATACCAAGTAGAGGCAGCTAATTGTGTTGATTCAGAATCCCAATATAAGTAGTTTCCACTGGACGATTTACTAGTTTGAGCTCCTACAAGATACCCATTACCAGAACCAGCAGCTCCAGATGCCATTATTCTTACAACAAATCCAGTGGAACTACTATTTCCCCCGGTAGAAAATACAACTTGCCTTGAGTTCGCAACTTTAGTATATACCCAAAATTCTGCAGTAAAACTTGCTGCGCCGTTATGTAAGTAATTAAAATCTCCTGCTGATCCAACGATTAATTTATCATTATTTCCATCAAACTGAACTGAACCAGTCGTCTCAAAGGTTTCTGTGCTTGTAATCTTGTCTACTCTTAAATTTGCCATCTTAGAAACCTCCTAAACCACCGTGAGAGTCTGATAATGCATCACCATTTGAAGTGGGTTCTGATAAATTACCAAATTCAACTGCATTTCCACTGGATGCATAGTCAATTGTATCAATGGATGATAATAAAGTTCCAGATCCACTGGCATCAGTCTCACCACCTGCATGAATTGATTTTATTTGAGAACTAGTGCAGAGTGCGCTATGCCTTGTGATTGTTAATTCACCAAAGTTCACCGCATTTCCAGTGGTTGCCATCGTAATATAACAAATATCTTTTAAACCTGGATATGGCGAAGTATTTTGATATCCACCCGCAAATATACCTCTAATACCATTTGAAGTTGCTCTAGGTTTTCTAAAACTACCTCCATAAGTTAAATCACCAAATGTTAGTGTATTACCCTTTGATGATATTGTCCCATATTCAATAATTTGAGGATTTGGTGAGTTTCCAGATGCATAAACAAACCTGGTTGGAGAACTTGTTGCTGTTCCTTTTGCTCCACTCGCAGTTGTTATATCACCAAAATCTAATGCATTTCCAGTGGTATTAATTTCTACATAACTTATAACATTAGAAGCAGCCTCACCAGCAAAAATTGCCCTCGTCGATGATGATGCAGCCGCAGGAAGTCTTCCAGCACTAATTAAATTTCCAAAATCAATTCCATTTCCACCAGATGCAATTGTTATATACTCAATTACATCAGAGTTAGATGGTCCAGGATCTCCCCCAGCAAACAATCCACGAATAGAAGATGATGCCGCACCCAATTGAGTTCTTTCATCAGTCAAATCACCAAACATAACAGAAGTACCACCCGATGACAAATTCAGAGATTCTATATCAGCTGTGTCAGTAGGAGTTCTATATCCACCACCAAAAACACCACGACCAGCAGCACCACCTCTAGCATATGAATTTACTGTCTTCCAATTCGCACCATCAAAGAACTCAAGTGTTCCGAAGTCTTGATTAAATCTAGTTGTTCCTGCCTCTGGTGAACTGTCTCTGGTATTTGTATCTCCAAGAGGAACAGCAAATCGATCAGTAACAGTGAGTGTTTTTGATTTTCCTACTTCTACTGTTGAACCAGATGAAACTGTTGTCTCTCCAGTAATTTTTATTTCACCAGATAATGAACTAAAAGAACCACAATCATTGTTATCAATTAATGTTTCATTGGTAATCTTTGCCTCGATTTGAGAAAAACCTTGGTACTCTCTAAAGGTTGATACTCCACCAGAGCCAGCAATGTCTTCGACCGAAATTGAACCTGCAACATCCAATTGTGCAGTGGGATTTGTGGTGCCAATGCCAGTCCGACCACCAGTGATATTCAGATCAGTACTAAAGCCAACTCTTATACTAGGCATTATTAGTATACTTTCCTATATTTATTAGTCATCAGAAACCTCCGAGACCACCGTGAGAGTCTGATGTTGAACCATTCATATATCCCTTGTTCCTATAAAGTTCTCCAAAATCTATGGTATCACCCAAGGATGCAAACTGAATATAATCAATTGTCTTACAATGGACTGGATATTGTGATCCACCAGTCCAAATTCCCCTTGTTTTTGTTGAAGCACCACCAATATATGTTCTTGAACCCGATGTTAAGGTTCCGAATTCAACAGCATTGCCAAATGAAGATATTGATACATAAGTCATCCCTCTTCCTGCTTCTGTTCGCAAAGTTCCTGACGAAATTAAAGATGAAATATATCCTCCTCCCCAACATCCTCTTACTTCATTACTACATCCACCTCCAATAATCCTAGAGATAGCATCATTACCAAAATCAACTGAATTTCCTTTTGATGACATATTGATGGCATCTAATTGTCCAAGAGCACTGCCCTGCCATGCTGGATGATGATAATCATCACCTGCACCAAATATGCCACGAGTTGCATTGTTAACAAGACCACCACTAGTAATTCTTTCCTTAAATAAATCACCAAAATCCAGTGCATTTCCTGTGGTAGAAATTTCTACATACTCCATCGCATTGGTAGATTGCGTAGACCCTGGCGATAGGACATTGGTGCCACCTCCAGCAAAAACTCCACGAGTTGATGATGATACTGCTCCAAAACCATTTCTTGCTACCGTTAGGTTACCAAAATCAATTCCATTTCCCTCTGATGCTAAGGTAATATAATCTATATCATCAAGTCTTCCAGTTGATCCCCCTGGTGTTTGTACGCCATATCCACCAGTAAAGATGCCGCGAACTGCACTACCGGCACCTTGAGAATCTGTTCCTAAATTTCTGTTTAGATCACCAAAGTAAGTTGAATTACCCAAAGTAGAAATATTAATAAGCATCATTTCTTTGGTGCGAACATTCCCATCAATATAACCACCAGCCCACACTGAACGACCACTCGCAGTTGTATACTCTACCTGTCTCCAATCAAAACCATCAAAGAACTCAATGGTCTTGAAGTCATAGTTATAGTATAACTCTCCTGGTTTTGGTGCATATGGTCTCTCATTTGTTCCACCACTTGGAGGTGTGAAGGTATTGAAGACTTTCAGACACTCAATCTCACTTCCACCTGCTCTAGGTTCCTCTGGAACATTAATTTTCTTAAGAGAAACATTATCAAAATAACTAACTCCATCATCATTAGCAACTAGCACAATAGTGGTTATTTTTTCAGGTGCTATAAATTCAATTGTAGTAGTTTGACCCCCACTAAATTCTCCAAAAGACTCTGTAGGAGCATTTCCAGCTGTATATTTACCCGCATTGTAACCAATAAAACTACCATCGGTTGAAGATCCAATGGTAACTTCCAATCGATATTTTGCACCAGGTTCTGTAGTAACTTCTTGAGACGCAGAACTCCAACCACCAGCATTTGCTGTATCATCAACTTTTAATTGATTACTTGTTGAAGTGAGAACCGCATTGTTTGCAGTCCATCCGGTTGTATTAGAATCAAATGTTCTATTGAGAATTAATTCGGGGCCAAAATCACCATCTGGAAGATTATCGATGGTAACAGTCTTACCGGTCCCAACAATAATCTCACCAGAGAGTGACGCACTTGGTCCCTGGTCAAAACTCAGGGTTGTGTTCTCTGCAATCTCGTGATTTGCTCTTAGAAAACCTTTATAACCAGTCAGAGATGAAATACCAGAAACTTTAAGATCTTTGGATTTTGCAACACCTGCAACATCTAATCTCTCTTGAGCATCTGAAGTTAATCCAAGTCCTAATTTACCGTTCTTAAGACTAAAATCTGACCCTAAACCAATTCGGAATTTAGCCATCTTAGAAACCTCCTAAACCACCGTGTGAGTCTGAGATATGAGCTCTTCTGCCAGCATTTACAATATCATCACCAAAATCTATTGAATTTCCTGCTGTTGATATTGATATGAATTCAATAGTATTATTATACACCGCAGTGTTTGGTGCTTGGTCACTAGTATTAAATATTCCACGAGTTGCATTAGAAGTTCCACAATGATGACTTCCTGCTGTCATAAGATCCCCAAAATATTGGGATTGTCCCAATGATGCAATACTAAAATATCCAATTACTGATGTTTTGCCCGGTGATCCGTCTATATTTGCTCCTCCATATATACCACGAGAACCATTAGAAACTCCACCACCAGAATATCCACCGGAAAATAAAGCAAGTCCCGCAAAATCAATAGAATTACCTTTTGATGCTATTGTCACATATTGTATGCCGTCATCACCTTGAGGTGAAGGTGTAGGACTATCACTTGATCCACCAACAAATACTCCACGAGTTGGTGATGCGATAGGTCCCGGTCTCAAAATTCCACCACCAGATAAATCTCCAAAATCTAAGGCATTTCCCACTGTAGAAATTTGTATATAATCAATTGCATTAATTCGTGCTGAAACATAACCACCCGCAATAAGTCCACGAGTGGAACTTGATACTGCTGCACTTCTGGTTCTGTCTGTATTCATATCACCAAAATCAGCTGCTTGACCCCCGGATGCCAAGGCAACATAATCTAAACTCTCTCCAGCTGCAGGAGATCCAATGCTTTGATGCCATACTCCACGAATACCATTTGACATAGCACCATGATCAGTTCTTGCATCAGCAACTAAATCTCCAAACTCAACCGCATTGCCCGTTGAGGTAATATTTACAGAAGATATACTTGATAGTTTAGTATATGATGGTCCTGGGGCATATCCACCAGCAAATACAGCACGACTACTTTGCCCTTGATTATAAGTGAATTGTCTCCACTCATCTCCATTGAAGAATTCAAGTGTATTCAAGTCAGTGTTAAATCTTATAGTTCCCTCAATAAATGATTGCCTATTATTACTATCACCAGTTGGAACAGAGAAATGTCCGGTGACTGATACTTGATCTAGTGATCCCTGACAAACAAATGATGAGTGACTGTGTGAGTCTTGTTCACCGATGGTTGTAACACCAACCATATCAGTGTCGGTAATATTTAAGATCTGACCATCATCAATGACCAGATCTTCAGAAACTGTATAAAATCGTTGATCATCTCCATGATGAACACCACCTAGATCCGTAAATCCTGTTGTAGTTTCGTAGTATTGTGAAGCTGTTCCAAGACCGACCGTGCCAAATCCGATTGTTGTTGGTTGACCGATATATTGTCGTTGTGCAACAAAACCACCATAGGCAACGAATGTTGCGACTCCAGAAACATTAAAGTTTGCTCTAAGAGCTCCATTATCGAGTTCTAACTTACCATCAGTTGTTGATCCAACCGTTGTACCGAGACCGACAACTCCATTCTTAAGAACGAAGTCTGAACCGTAACCAATGCGAATAGTAGGCATCTATTTACTCTCCATCAAACGGTAATCTTATCAATGATCGTCGTAACAGTCGCAGATGAAGCACTATACATTGTTACCTTAATCTCCACATTGGAACCATTAATCACACTAGTTATGTCTCCTAACATACTTCCAGTTGCGATTGCGGATTCCTCAACAACCGTCACAGTTGTACCATCATGTATCAGTAAGTATTTACCCACTTGATATGAGGTTCCTTGTGTAATCTGCACTCTAAATGAAGCAGAACGATAAGATGCATGGGCAAATGTTGTCAGATTAGTAGCACTTGTGGATGAGACAGATACATCAATCTCTGTACCACCACCAAGGCCGCCCCATGCTCCATTTCCATAACCCTCATAACTGTTAAGAGTGGTATTGTATCTTATATCACCATTAGCAGCACTAGAATCACGTTGTGCTGTTGTGCCAACAGGAATCGTGATATGTGATGTGCTGGAGAATGTAGTAATACCAGTGTTGATAACACCAGCAGCAGTGGTTTCAATCCTCTTCGTAGAACCATCATAAATTTCAACTGGATCACCCTTGAGAATCAGTTTGTCAAAATTAGAGTTTGTTCTATCAAAGGATTGAATTGTACCAGATGATGTATCAGGACAGAACAATTCAAGACCTTGCCCTGAGGCTGGTGTTAGGTTACTTGTAAATCTACCGGCACCGGCAGTAGCAATACCAGTTGCTATAATACCAGTGGCAGTGGTTTCAAGTTTCTTAGCATTGTCAAAATAAAGTTCTACAGTTCCATCACCTCTTGCTATGACAGCACCTTCACTTCCCTGTGTCTGGATGATAACGTCATCAGCCGCTCTGATAATAATATCATCACCACTTCCAGTAGTTTGAATATATAGATCACCCGTATTATTATCAATAGTGGTATCTGTTCCATCATGGAAAATCTCTAAATCATCACCAGCACCAATAATTAATTTTTTATTATCTACAGGAATTTTTACATCACCACCAATTGATGCAATTCCTGATATAGTAACATTACCATTAGCAAAGATCGTAGCACCAGCGCCAGATGTGCCAAAGTTTACCTGACCAGCCTGTGTGCTGATTCCTGTGATGTTGAGGTTTCTACCTGTTATCTCATCATATACGATATCACCTTGAACATTTAAGTTTCCACCAACCGTGACGATACCAGCAAATGCAGCATTTCCGTTGGCTGATATTGTAGACAGACCACTAAAAATGTTACCAGCATAATCAATTCGTGTAACAGTTGCATCTGCAGTACCGATTCGGAAAGCAGAATCATTTTGCGCGGCACCCAGTGCCACTGGTGTGCCAAATCTGAAGGTTTTAATTTCGCCACCAGCAGTAATAATACCTGCGGCAGCAATATTTCCAACACTATCTCCAAGTGTGAGACCTGATCCAACTAGAATCCTATTACCAACAGTAACAATACCAGCAAATGCAGCATTACCTGTAGAAGCATGAACACTTGCTCCTGATCCAACTGTAATCGAACTACTTACAGTCTGAGATCCGGTGAGAGCAAGTGTAGATCCGTCAAATGTTAAATTACCACTATCTTCTAATTCTCCACCAGATCCAGCAATAACAACACGATCATCAGTGAGGTCTTCTACCTTTGCACTAGAAGCATTAATACCACCGTTTGCATCAATAACTCCTTTTGCAGTTACAATACCTGCGAATCCAGCATTACCATTTGCGGATATAGTTGCACCCGTGCTGACTGTAATCGAACTGCTTACAGTCTGAGCTCCAGTGACTGCTAATGTTGATCCATCAAATGTTAAGTTACCACTATCCTCTAGTTCTCCATCAGTTCCAGCAATAACAACTCTGTTGTCTGTAAGGTCTTCTACCTTTGCGCTATTGACAGTTAAAGCACCATCAACATCAAGGGTTGATGCTGGAACAGCAGTTCCAATACCAATGCGGCCAGTGCTTACATCGGCAAAGAGTGTTGATACACCAACAATCAAATCACCACTAAATGTAGATACTCCACTAACACTCAGGCTTCCAATACCAGCACCAGTATTATCAAGATTGCTGATTGTTGCAATACCAAGAATGGTAAGGTTTGTATCAAGAACTACGTCTTCTTGAATAAGAAGATCACCAGTAACATTAAGGTCGCCACCAACAGTAACAATACCCGCGAAGGCTGCATTACCATTAACTGCTATCGTTGCAGCAGTTCCAACCTTCAACATCGCTCCGTCGAAGGTGAAGTTAGAATCGTCTTCTAACTCACCAGAAGCACCTGCAATGACAACTCTATTCTCTGTTAAGTCTCCAATTGCAGCTGTGTCAGCAGCAAGAGTGTCAATATTTGCGGTTCCATCAATGTGTAGATCCTGCCACTCACTGCCAGCAGCACCAATATTTCTACTTCCATCTCCATCAGGAATTAAATTACTACCTACGGATGTAAAGGTAGATACTCCACTGATGTTTAATCTATTACTTGTGGTAACTCCAACAACATTAATGCCCTGTGGAGTTGTATTAAAAGTTTTTGTATTATCGTAATATAATTCAACATTACTATCAGGGACGACGACAATACCTCTTTCGCCTTCCTTAGCATCAATTCTTAACTCACCATTTTGATTTGAAATGTAACTATATGTACCTTCATGATAGATCTGGAGATCATTTCCAGTTCCAAAAGTTGCCCGTGCATTGTCAGCAAAATTTAATTTATCTAGAGATGCATCAAAACTGATGGTAGATACACCAGCAGATCCCAATAGAATAATGTCACCTTGGAAAGTAGAAACTCCAACAACACTAAGAGCTGCAGATGTGCTGCCAGAAGTTCCTACTGTAGTAATGCCAGTTACTGTGAGATCGGTCGCACCGATACCACCTCTACTACCACCAACATGAAGGGTATATCCCGGAACCGTCGTACCTACACCAACCTTGTTAAGCGTAGCATCACCGACAATCAGACTGGTGTTTACCTCTACACCATTCTTGATGACAAAATTCTTATTAATTGCCATTCGGGTTCACTCTCCCCCTTTATTTTTTACTATTTAGCAAAGAATTATCTCAGTTGTGGCCCGTGAGCCCACGCGATCAAAATCAATCTTTCGCCACTACTAAGTGGGTTTGCTCTGTGAGGCAGTCTTGAATCAAATACAATTCCGGCACCTTTATATTTTTCCAAATAAACGTGTCTCGCACAATAATCAACGAACTCAAGTCCGCCACCTTCATAATCTGTTTCTTCTGAGAGTTGAATAGACATACTCAACTTTCTAGTCATTCCATTTTCAGCTCCCAAGGATAGGCCATAATCGCAGTGCCAATTATATTGACCACCTGCTTTATATCTGAGCAGTTGTATATCTAAGATATCTTCATTTATATCATAGTTAAAATTATCATCATTTGCCTTTTCAAATAAATTTCTTACCAACTCAAAGACATCACCATCTTCATCTTCATGTAAAGCGAACATATCAACATATCGATAGTCTTCGTAAGTTTTTCCCTTATCATCATGCCAATCATATCTATCTTCCTCCCACTCTATGTCTTCAACGGTAGAAATAATTTTTCTCAAGACGTTTATGTTGGCATCTGATAGTCTAAACTTCAAGTAGGGTTCACAATAATCATGATAACCTTCTTGTACATCATCACACTCATCGTCATCATCAGATGATTCGGTGTTGCCTGGAGTTCTTCTCTTGGCAAATTGAGCCATGTCCTCGCTGAGATCGCATTCAAAACCATCTTCATCATCATCTTCCTCATCAAAATCTTCTTCATCGAAAGTGTCAAATTCAATTTTTCCACTTTCATCATAACTGTCAAATTCAAATTTCACACTCATTTTATGTTCTCCAATTAAATAAGAAATTCTACATTACTAATTATACACCTTTTAATGCTATTGTGGCCCATGCTCTATTTGTTGCATTTCCTCCTTGATTTGTCTCAATGACTACCACATCACCACTGGTATATCCGCTACCACCACCGCCGCCACCGGAGAATCCACTCGTGGCATTTCCACCATATGCTCCTGCTCCACCACCACCGAAGAAAGTTCCACTTACATTTGTGAGACTATCTCCACCGTTGTGTCTGAAACCATATGTGCTTCGATCACTTGCTTTATATCCTCTTGTAATCTCAGCACTTTGCTCATTTTCGTTTCCTGCATAGTCATACCATTTTGTAAGGCTATTTTTAGTTGGAATATCTTCAACATCCTCACAAGGACTAAAACCATTAATGGCATAGAAGTATCCAGTGGTGCAAGATTCTATCTTACCTCCTTGAGTCCCTGATGGCAAGGCTCCTGCAGATGGAAGTTGACCATCGGGGACATTCTGACCTCCAGCACCTCCATTGGAACCTGATCCAGCCTGACCTGCGACACTTGGACCTCCACCAGCACCACCGCGGCCGGCGTTCCATCCGCCGCCGCCTCCGCCACCACAAACAACTAAAAGTCTACCCTTTTCATAGAAATATGCAGCTGCTCCACCTCTACCAAGAGAGGATGTTGGTTCAATAGTTGTTCCTAATTTGAAAACGTATTCAGTATTTCTCTTAAGAGTAAACTCAAACTTACACGTTCCACCTTGTCCACCTTTGTTACCATTAAAATCTTGTCCAGCAGATGCAGCCATCGTGATGACAACGGTCAAGTCTTCCTCTGGAGCATAAACAACATCTGCAGCAAATTCCTGTTCTGAAAGTGCTGATTGCAGTGGAAGAGATCCAAGGAATAGATTTTGATTTACAAAATTATAGTCATCATCTTCTTCTGCCACAATTTCGTGGTTAATAAATGATCTTGATAAATTAACCGCACTGATCGTTTCAAAGGTTGCTGTATTAGTAGCTAACCACTCACGACCATTGCGGGTAATTTTTCCAGCAGAAATTCCTCTGGTGTCTGTGCCCTCAACTTGATCCAGATCAAAACATTTGTCTGGATGATTGACAAGAGCCCGAACCGTCTGAATTCCAACCCTATCAGATGATATGACTAAGTTTGGAGTTTGTGAACCAGATATTGTGGTTTTAGTGGTAACAATAGTTCCACCAGTTCCCTCTGATTCTGATGTGTATGATACTTCAACTCTAGGAACAGAACTCAATCCTTGATTAATTAATGTGGCTACCTGACCATTGTAGGCGCTCTCTGCTCCAATTCCATTTGTTGATGCGGCCATTTTACACTACTCCGTACTTTGATTCTAATGTGGTAAGAACGTTTCTAATATCATCCACGAGATCATGTCTTTCATCATCTCTAACCTTTCGTCTAATTTCAGTCAAATACACCACATCTATCTCATCCCAACTAGGGTTGGTATCAACACCCAATTCCTTCATTTTAGAAATAATTTTTTTACTTCTACCATAATATTCATCTAACATAACATTGGGAAGATCGTGTAAGTTCTTCAAATCACTAATTTCTTCATCATCATAAGGATTACTGTTTTTCATAATCGCATTATAAAAAATACAATTATCAAAATCACTTACATATTCTGGCTCCCATGATTGCCAACCCATTAGATTAATCCTCCAATTTTAGTAAGAACTTTCATCAAAATCAATACAAGTTTTTTACGAAGTGTTTCATCATCAGCTAATAAGACATATGCAAATAGTTTGTTTGCGATTGGGAAATTAACTTTTCCGAATATCTTATTTACAAGGAATGCTCCATGGAGAACTTCTTTTTTCTTAACGGTGAATTCTTTCATCAAGTTGAGAACATCTTTATATGTTATGACCTTTTGATCATAAGCATTTCTCATAAACCCACCATCAAACATAATAGAGTGTGTTCCATAACCATTTACATTATAAGTACCGTCTCCAGTGACCCATAAATTGTAAACATACTCACCTTTTAATTCTTCAACTAGGGTGTCCTCAAGTTTTTGACATACGTCCAACCAAGGATATAACTCATTATCAACTGCAACCCATTCTCCATCTTTTTTAACCATATGGTTAATTGTGGCGAATGGTTCAATCTCAGAATCTGGAGAATATAATTTCCAGTTCATTGATTTATCATGTTTTTCAATAAACACAACCTTATTTGAATCAGTTTGATCTATGTTTGATACATAGTCTCCAATAACAACTTCAGAAATTGGTTTTTCATAGAAGGATCCCTTTCCAGATCCACTTAGAACCCATGGGTTCCGCATGAGAATCATAGTTTCTTCAGTGAAGCATCCTCCACCTCTTCTTCTCCTTCTACGTCTTCTTCTACGTCTCCTGTTTTTACGACGATTTCTTCTCCGTGGCGGTGGTGGCGCCGGAGGAGCCGGTGGTTGTGGAACAACCCTATTGCTCCTCCTGTTTACCCTACGATTTGATCGTCTGCCACTTCTTTGTGGTGCCGGTGGATCCGGTGGCGGTGGATTGTATCTACCACGTCTCCGATTGCTCCTCCTGTTGACCCTCTGTGGCTGTGGTGGTGGCACCGGAGGATCCGGTGGCGGTGGCGGTGGTGGCGGTGGCGGTGGTGGCGGTGGTGGTGGATTATCTGTTCCTGCACTACCGCCGGCTCCTGCGCGATAACCATTAGCACCGCCGCCGCCTCCGCCGCCATTTGGTGTTCCCCGATCTTCTCCATTAAAAGGACCATTAAAACCAGTTAGTCCACTAGAAATATTTTGGAATACTTTTCCATCAGCAGTGCCGTCTGAAATACTATTTCGATTTAAACTTCCACCGCCGCCTCCTGCTCCTCCTCCGGCTGCGATGATATATGTTCCTGAAATTGATTCTTGAATATAAATTCCGTCAGCACCACCTCCTCCAGCACCAGAGGATCCATTAGAACCAGCATTACCACCACGACCAGCACCTTTTGGTCCACCAGTTCCTGCTGTTCCTCCACCATCACCTTTCTTTGATGATCCGCCGCTGCCTCCACGACCTCCAATATCAATCGTTAGAGTTCTTCCACCATCAGCAAGTGAGAAGGTGCCATAACGTCCTTGACCACCATTTCCACCTACACCATTTGAGTCAGATCCTCCAGGACCACCAGCACCGGCTTCAACTTTAATTCTTACGTTTGTAGCATCATCAGGAATGACTAATGATTGAGTGCTTCCAGTATGGAAAAACTCCTTAACGATTTGATTTGCAACTGATTGAGTTTCTCTTACTCCGTCAGTGATGTTGCAATCACCATCAAGACACCATTGATATTCAATTTGATCTTCAGGCTCCGAAAAAAGAACTCCAGTGCGGCTGAGGCCTCGATCCATCGATGCCTGCACTGAGAATGATGTTGTATTATCAACAGTGACGATTGATGTGGTGACACCCGCAGTAATTTCTAATGTTGGTTTAACATTTAAAGTTAATGGGGTTGATCTAATCGGTTCATTGATCGCATTTGGAGTTGATTTTGCAGAACCAACTTCACCATATGCTCTTGGTCTATAATCTGCCTCAACAAAATATTTTTCGCCATCCTGTAAAGGACTAACAACATGAGAAAATTCTAAAGAACTACTAGTCTCACCATTGTAAGTTGTTGATGGTCCTAATTTTGTCTCTGTTCCATTAAGAGAAATTCTATACCATTGATACTCAATGGTTCCATCAAAACTTGCATTTGACCCGGCAGGGAAAGTTGCAGTCGCAATTCCAGTAAAGGCAATAGTTCTTAGACCTTCGCCTGCTCTTGGTTCTGAAGCACAAACGTGGGATTGAGCAGTTTCAGAGAAACCGACACGATGAGAGAACGTGTCGGTGACGATTGACAGTATAGGACCATTTAGGTCTAGACCTGTAAATATATCATCCCATATCTTAGTTGTCATATCTTATTATGAACCAATAAAGTTTTGTCCACCAACAATACCAAATAAGGAACTAGCGCCATCAAATGTCTTAAATGAATATATATCAGTTTTACCTGCAACTTGTGTTACGATTGGTATAACTCCACCAGGCCAGTACACAGTTACACCAGCACCAGCCAAATTATCAAATGTATTTATGCCAACTGAGTATGATGTGGAATCTTGAGTAATTTTAATCGTAAACGCAGTCGCTTCGTTTGGTGGATTCAATACAGTAAATTTCTCAACAGCAGAAGTCACATTTAAGTTAAAGGACTGTCCTAATGCAAGGTTGACATCAACGTTTCCAGAAGAAATTGTTAACGTCTCTACATTTTCAGAACTTGTCTTGAATCTGACGGAACCATCAACATCAAGCTTCGCTCTTGGTGATGGAGTTCCCATACCAACGTTTGAACCACTTGTTGATACTGCAGTTCCAACCACTAAGGTTGTCGAAGTTACAATACCTGCTCTAATATTACTAGACGTACTATCTAATCGATAGTCTGTTGATGTGAGTGTTCCACTAACATTGATATCATTGGCCGTAACTTGACCTAAGAAAACTGCTTCATTGTGTACATGAAGATCAGTTCTTCCAGTTCCAGGAGATCCAAGAGAGAGATTAAAGTGAGGGACTGATGTACCAATACCAACCCTTGAGTCCGTTCCGGGAGGAACAGTTGCCCAGATACCAGTATTACCAACACCAGCATACGTTTCATTTACTGGAGACCAACCTGTTGCAGATGCATTCAAGTTAGTAATTGCATTACCATCACCTGCTAAGAATCCTGCAGTCAAGATGCCCGTAATATCTACGTTCCCATCTTGTTCAGTATCACCAAGGATTCTAAGCGATTTACGATTTGCAGTTGTTCCAATACCAACACCAACTCCGGTTTCAGTACTGCTTACAGCAAATATGGTGCTTCCAGCACCAACTTGGAATGCATTCGCGCCAGGAGTGGTGGTAGCAATGCCAACTTGATTGAATACATGAATATCTGCAACTGCAGAGAGACTTACATTACCAAATCGTTTCCAAGCATTTTCTGCGGTATAAACCCAACCAATATATGCACCTTGAGATGGATTTTCAAAGTATACAATGTCACCAGGCGTTCCTGCATTTACTGGCGTGGCAATACCAACAGTGTACTTTCTTGATACCGTTGAATCACCCTGTAAGAACAGGTTATTAGCCTCAATACCTCTTGCAGCAGTTGAAGTTACTTTATTAGAGAAAATAACTGGTCCGTTAAATTCTGAAATAACTTTTCCTTCATCTCCACCATCAATACGAATAGAGGATGAGAAGGTTGCTTCAGTTGCATTAATCAGGTTGATACCAGATTCAACAGAAATATCCTCACCTGTGATACTTCTTACTGGAGTATCAAAGATTTCTTCCCTACCAGTAACCGTACTCAGTTTCTTGTTACCTGCATAGGAAATACCACGATCATTCATTCCAGTGAAGTAGTTAACTCCACCTTCCTTCTTAGTAGACTGAGCAAGAAGTTCCTGAGTATCTGTGACAAGTCTATTTTGTTTATCAGGTAATGCAGTTGAATAGTTACCTGGACCAAAACCAACATATTCCCAAGTATGACCAGACGCTCTGTTGATAGAGTGTCTTCTTAATTCAACTGGGTATGATTTGATTCTACGAACAACAGAACCCACGACGTGTGGCGTGGCTCTTGTACCAAGAACAGCACGGAAAACAGTTATTGGGTTGGTAGCAGGATTTGATAATGCTGTTTTGATTCTAACGATTTCATCGTCAATTGCCAGGAAATCACCAATTTGAAGTCCAAGATTGCCAACATTTGTCAATCTAATTTCAGTTGTAATGGCATCTGCGATTGGATTAGCAAGTGTGGTTGTAATTCCAGCATAAGTTGGAATTTGTCTACCATTCAAACTCTCATTTTCAATTGTGGCGTCACCATCATTAGATTGAACACCACCTCTCATTGCAAACATGGATGCACCAAAGGCAACTACCTCACTTGTTGCTCCAGCTCCAATAGTGACAACAAAATTATTAAGGTCAATATTTTGTTTTACAATAAAATCACCATCAAATGGACCATTCTTAAGAGTAGAAATACCAGTAACAACCTTAACTTTACTATTGACTTTTAGTCCATGATTATTACGTGTGGTAATCGTTGAGATTCCTAGCGTTGGATCATATGTAATATTAGAAATTCTAAGACCCTCACCAGTCAGATATGCGGATGCATTGTTTAATACTGCCGTGCCAATACCTGTTGTAGTGACTCCTGTTATTGGAGGATCACTGATTGCAGTGAAACTCTTAGCACCACCAACTACAACTTCACTAATTCTAAACAGTGTATTATATGGTTTGTAACTTTCTGAAGTTACACCGGTCATTCTAATAACATCGCCAACATTATCATAAATGTCGGTTACAGTCACAACAGCTTTGGAGTGACCAGATACCGTAGCGATGCCAACAACATGCATGGTGTTGCCAATACCATAGGCACTACCACCATCCATGATTTGAACATCGGTGATGCCACCAGTTGCATCAACACTTACCTTTGCAGTTGCATGTTGACCAGTGGTAGAACTACCAATACTAATGAGTTTGGCATTATAATAATCTGCATCAACACCAGTTCCATAACCACCGCCACTATTAGCAATACTGACAGTGGTTATACGGTTCAGTCCATGATCAATACTAGTGTTGAATCTATGATGTGTTCCACCAACAGCTGTTATGACATCAGTTAATCCAACACCAACATCAACGTCTTTAATGAAACTATCAATGGTTTCTTTAGTGATGCTGTTTTTAACATCATCAACTTCGGTTTTACCAATATCTGCAGAGTCTGCGAAAGAAATTGCAGCATCTGGATCAGAAGTAGTTGTGTCTCTATCAACCTGAGGGAATAGTCTTGTAACAGGTTGAGTAAACTTATCTGAAGTGAATGGATCTACTGGTGGATTTACCGAAGAATTGAGAATGGTAAGGTAGTAAATACCATCTTGCTCACTTCTAACGAGTGCTTGTATTTCTTTGACATCCTGAATGTAATACGTGGTATTGTACTTCTTCCTCTTGAATCTTGGAAGACTTGTATTTCTTGTAAGAAGGTCGTTAGTAAATGCTCCAGGGTCAGTATTGATTCCTACAGTAAACTCTCTGGCACTGGTAATGCCGGTGACTGGGAATGTTCCATTAAATCCAGAATTTCCAACACCAGTTGTATTGACACCACTCTTGATGTCAATTAATTCAACTAGAGATCCAACAGAAAGATCATGGGGAAGTTCGGTCAGAATGTTACCAATGTTCGATCCCCAATTTGCACCAGCAATGAATCTAAAGTTTCTATTTTCATTGACATGATTTAAATTACCTGTTCCAAAGTAAGTTCCAACTTCATCATTGGTAGATCCAATTGAGGTGTTACTTTCTTGAATAATAAATCCATCGATTGGTGGTCTTGCAATAGCTCCACCACTGTTGGCAGGAATAATGTACCTTGCTCTATAAAGTGTATCAATTGCACTTCTATTGTCTGATTTTCTCTTAATAAATGATCTTGGTGTTGCCTCTCCTAATGCTGTTGAACCAAGTCCGAGACCATTTTCGTCGAGAACAACATCATTGTAAATTCTATTGTCAGTGGAAGCTGTCGATACATTAATATACCACTGTCTTCTAGTATCATCCGGACTATTATCAAACTGAATTGGGTGACCAATATCACCAGAATTTTTGTCAGATACTCTACTTACAATTTTGAGAGAACCACCAAGATTGTTAATAGTCAGAGCGGATGCGTTTTTAGCATCAGTCTCAGTTTTTGCTAACTTAATCGTACTATGAGTTGTTAAACCAGAACTTGCATTTTGATTAGTAATGGCAAAATAAACTACATTTGATTCTAAACCATCTGGCAATCTACCATTATCACTCAAAATACGAACAGATTCCGCATCTTGGAAAGTATGAGGCTCTGTCAGCGTAATGACATTACTGGTGATACTGTTAATACCAGAGGAACTTCTATCGACTCTGAATACTTTCTCAGAACTAGATTGTGTGGTGGTATTAAATCCAGCTCCATTTGGCATAACAATGCGCGAACTGAATTCTGTGGGTGTTCCTCCTGAAGGAACAAGAACGTTCAAGGAATCAAGTTTTCTTGCACCAACTCTGAATCCTTCTAATACGTTTTCGGGTGGAACGTCTGGGTTTGTCTGTTCATAGAGATATAAGTGTCCTGTGGTTCCAACACCAATTGTTGTATTGAGGTCAATTGCATTAAATTCAACTACATTTTCAGTAATTGGAATTTCTTTTGGTGGTAAAATATGAGTAATAAATCCAAAATCATCCTGAGGGAATGCATCAGGTCTAAATCCGGATGCAATCAGAGATTTTGCTCCAAAGTTAGAGTTTGAGTTGGTGATGGACATGTCACCACCAGTTTCAACAACAAAGTGTTCTGCATATCCAATAGCAAAGATAGAAACTGCCTGAATAACAGAGTTATTGGAACACTTGATGTGGAAGTTAGAATGCGATGGTTTGAAAATCGCACTAGAATCATTACTTAGTTTCTCATTTCCTGGTACGGTAGCATCATCATAAACACCTGTCGTAGAATTATATTTAATAAATGCGTTATCATCTTTTTGAAGTCCAATTCCCGTAAACTGGGCCACAACCATGGACTTGAAACCTGTCGCTTTATTACCATCTGCATGCATACCGCACATGCCAAAGACGGAACGAAGTGATAAGTTAAAGATATATGGAGAAGCAGATGTTACTGTATCTGACTGCAACGTAACTGAGGAACCAGTCACCGCAGGAAGAGCAAGCACCGGAGCATTTTGAACTTCGTATTTGAATACAGTGCTGCTTACTTTTTCACTAACAACAAATTGTCCATTATATCCGGCAGCAGTGATACCCTCAACTCTGAACGGAGTGTCAACATCAAGGCCACTAACAGGAGATGCAGTTGTTACAGTAATAATGTCAGTTGGAATAGCTCCATTACCTGCCTTAATACTCGTAATTCCTGCAGTTGCACCGGTTGATCCGACAATTCTAAATTCATCAATTTTTGGTTGAATATCAATACTAGAGGATGGGAAATCTGGTTGAATTTCTCTTCCACTTGCACTACCGTAGACCAAACCAATCTTTTCATAATACATGTCAAGATCAGTTCTGTTTACACCGAACGTTTGGAACGTGTCTCTGATTTGGACATTATTCACACCATCAGCATACTCAAAGCAAGTAAGTTTATGGTGAGAGAAATTAGGTACGAACTGATTATTGGTATAGTCCTGATAAGCAAGTCCGTTTGGATCTGCATCAAATATAGAGAACTGCCAGAAGTAGCAGGCTCCAGTTACTCTGAATAATGCACTTCTTTCAATATTATCATTTGATGGATTTGGAACATATTTTGGACGAACCTTAGTCTTTCTTAGGTCAAGACCAACGATAGAAGTACCACGGGGAATAATTACACCCCCATGAATACTATTCATCTTATAAAGTGCATTATCTGGATTAGTCAGATCATATACGGTTGTCAAATCCCATGCAGGGAAATCTTGTGATTCTGTTCCGTCTCTTAATCTAAAGTTAGCTTCTGCACCATCAGGAATGGGAATCCATCCAGGTCTATTATCAACAATGTGTTCACCAGGATATAGTAAGATTGTAGTATTACCAAATCTATCATTGTTTAAACCACGCTGATATGAAAATCTAGCAGCCTCGATCAACGCTCTTTGAATCGTCTTGAAAGGACGAGTTAACGAATTTCCTTTATTTTCGATACTATCTGTAGAATCCAGATCATTAGGACTTACATATAGAATATTACCACGAGCATTCTTAAGAAAATTCTCTAATCTGGAAAGACCCATCTTATTTGCACTATAAGTTCTGTTATGGATTATTTATCATTTAATTATCAGTCGCTTTGTAAAATATACTCTACTGTTGTTGCAACATCATGCATGGCATCACGGAGATGTGGTTGTTGTCCAGATTCTTGAACATATGGATCCTCATCATCACTTAAGGTCCAACGCCATTGCTGCATATCCTCTGTATACCATAATTGTATCTTCATATTAGTCTACGGGCAAACATTCTGGATTCTCTAGATCTAGTTCAAACAGACAAGGATGACATTGCTCCTCCATCAAATATGAATACCCACGGTACACATCATCTGGAGACCAACTCTTCTCTTTATCAGCTAGCTTAATGATATCTAGGTCGTTTTGTGCTTCATCAGGAAGTTCATCAAAGGTAAATGGAACACCTTGGATGAAGTACATTAAAACAAGCATATTTTCCTCTTCATACCACACATATTTTGCATCTATGCGATATTTCATAGGAAATCTCCTAGTTTTTTTGTATTTAGTAGGAGTGGGGGGACTTGAACCCCCACGAGCTTGATGCTCAACAGATTTTAAGTCTGGTGTGTCTACCGATTCCACCACACTCCCAAAAATCAGGCGATATATTCACCCTTCTCATTATAGATCGCTGGATTTAATCTAGCATACTCATTGAACGTTATCTTCATCTCCTTGAAAGTCAAGTTGCAGTTGTTCGCTGCTTTTGGTAAGTTCCACTTCGCTGCGAATAACATTTCCATAGACTGACGGGTTTCTGGTCTCATACTCATAACATTTGAGAATTTCTCTATAGAGGTTGGGGTCGTGCATTACTTGAAAAAAGTAATAGGGCAATTTTTTGGCGGAAATTTTTTCCGCCCTTTTTTTGAATTAAAAGCTAATTTTGCTCAGAGAGGACTTGAATACGCAAGAGTATCTTCATCAAGAACACCTCTGCAAAGTTGAAGGACATTCATGAATTGATCTACAGTCTCACACTCCACCACCTTTTCATCACCTTGCTCAGAGTAGAGGTAAAACTTACGGGTCACGGGATCAACAACACAGCGACTTAGAAAATCTTCTTGCATGAGGTTCGTTTGATTACCTGCTTATTATAGGACGGTCAGGCGTCCTTGTCAAGGTTTACGGAACCTGTCTGGTCCTCTGGACGCCTCCACTTGGTTTCACGACGATCATAGTCCCATCCTCCGATTAAGAAGTTATCATTGCCACCCGGATAATCATCAGGACTATCTCCCTCATATACAACAAGAAGTTTTTCGTCATGATTCATTGGATTCAACCATCTTGCGGCCCAAACTTCATAATAACAGTGGATATTTGCTCCTGTACCAGATTTAATTTTTACAGTTTTACCCCACTCAATACCATCAACAATCAAATCTTGGGAGTATCCAATCTGAGTAAGAGTTACGGTAATACTTTCAGGGTCAATCAATCCGTCCCAATATTCAGGTAATGTAATAGTATTTGAGTCCTTTAATTTACCCCGGACATAAATTCCTGGTTCCGGTCCTTCAGCAACGATATGTCGAATTCTTTTTTTATCATCTTTAATATGAGGAATATCAAATTGAGCAAGTAATTTATTACCACTCGCTACTCCAGTCACATTACCTGTCATTACTGTAATAGATGCTGCTGGTGCTGTGAGATTAGTATTTACTTGTAGGTTATCAATTTGTGCATTGCCATGATATCTTGGAGGACATGCATCTTCTGGGAAATCAGATTCACCAATATCTCCTTTCCAAATGTAATCAAACTGGACTGATTTAAGTCCCCATCCACCTGTTTTCTCAGAGCAATCTTTTCCACTTACCCCCGGTCTAAATTCCAATCCTTCTGTCATAATTAACCTCTCTTATCGTAATGGTATCCAGAAACTGAATATTCATCATTATTTCCTGGATAATCTGCTGGTGACTCTCCTTCATACTCTGGAATTAATCGTTCACCATCTGCACGAGTTCCAAAGATATGGAAATGACAGTTGATAGGCATCCCACCATTTGCCTGAAGGTAGACTTTATTATCGGTGATTCTTTTTACAATTATATTTTGGTGAGCGCCGATAGGAGTTAAACTCACTGTAATTGTTGTTGGATCAACGAGTTCTTCCCAGTATCCTGGGAGTTGAATTTCTGTTTTATTTTTTAGTTTGCCTCTATAATAAACATCATTTGATGGACCTTCCGGACAAGTATGGCGAAGTCTCCATCCATCTTTTGTTGGGTGTGGAATGTCAAAGTTCTTTTTAGCAGCAAGAATGTGGCCACCACAATTTGAAATGACATGTCCTTGTGCCAGAAGATTTTGTCCTACTGCAACGTTTGCATTTGTGTCAACTGGTCCCATGAACGCTGCACTACCAGCAACCGCTAAAGAATATGGATTATTAATACCACTACAAAGAGCTCCAGGAACCACTGGCACTGGTGCTCCATGTGCGGAGGGACCAATCATAACAGTCGCAAATACTGACGGGAATCCTCCCGGACTTCCGACTAATAGTGGACCTTGATGATATGATGAACACGGAATTTTAGATGGGCCAATACCAAGTGCTACCGGAAGTACATTATTTTTGCACACCAATTCTTGACCATCATATACGTGCAATTCATCCATTTGAAATGCCATAACTTCTCCTTATATTTGACCTGGTTTTTTATCTGGATCTGTTGCACAGGATACTCCATGAATTATGGAGGATAAAATTTGTGTGCCCAGTTTACCATTCATCGTCAAAAACCCTGTTGAAAGTAGTTTTAATGACTGTTTTGCATCAAGAGTGATGTTTTTTGAATCAATCTTGGCGCTTTGATTTGAACTAACCCAGAAATTGCCCTCAGGATCTTTTCCTTGAGCACATATTTCTACATCGGTTCCTTCGATGCGAACTTTTCCATCTCTAGCTCTAATAATTATATCACCATTTTCGGAATTAAGAAAGATTCCATTTTGACCTTTTGTTAAATCCTCTCCAGCATTAATATTGACTGCTCCTGGAGCATTTACTGTAGTCCATCCCTCACGTTCACCATCTTCAGTTAAATCTATGAAGTGTCTACCATCAAAACCTTGAACCTCAACACTAGATGTGACACCTTTATCCTTGGAGAGACCTCCAAAGGTGATCGCACCGTTCATCGCTCCTATTATTTGAGTCCAAAAATTCTTCTTTTCCGCCATGAAATAATAGGGAGATTGTTAGTATTTATTAGTAACCATAACCACCGCTGCTTGGAGGTGGTGAAGGACTCGGAGATGGTGAAGGACTCGGACTGGGGCTAGGAGATGGTGAAGGACTTGGGGATGGTGAAGGACTTGGACTTGGAGTTGAAACTGCTTGTGAACCAGTGCCTTGATACGTACTCGTGTCAGTTGAAGTATCTTGACCATCTACAGTTTGTCTAGTTTCAGCTCTCTGAACTGTTAAGGTATTTGCCTCTTCTGAAGTCTGTGGTGTATCCTCTGAAGTTGTTGATCGTGATTGTGCCTGTACAGACGCAACTGGTAGAACTTTTTTAGTTATGCTTTCTTGTAGAGATTCATATACTCTGACTCCAGTATTTCTATTTCCTGCATACTTAATACCTTTTTCAAAGAATACATTTCCATAGTAGGGTTTACCGTCAACGTATCCAGTAATTTGTAAACCAATAAGGTCAAATACTTGAACAACATCGCCAGGATCAGCCACTTGAGGGACTAATGGATCCCGAATGACATCAAAGACAGGAGTAAATTTTGCATTAAGTCCTGTATCACTATCAATGTATATTTCTGGCAGAGATGTGAAGTTTCCTCCAGGATATACTTTTACTGAATTAATTTTTCCAAATGGATCAAGGTCATATGTTAATCCAGTTCCATTACTGGGATTAATTACAATTGGATCATTAGGATCATAATTTATACCCGGATCAGAGACTATGACATCCGTCAACGTTATCAAAGTTGGATATTCTGAACCTGTTCCACCAGCAAGGTTTGATGGTGGTTGAGTTGATGGTAAGTAACCAGACCCGCCATCTGGTATGATGACTCTAGAAACTGTGCCCTCTTCAATAACTGGTACTAAAACTGCTCCACTACCGTTATTACATGGATCTATGACACTGGCACTGGGAGGAGTAACATATCCAAATCCACTATTGACCATATCAATTGCTATGATAGTTCCATTTCTATCGATGACTGGATTTCCTGCAGCACCTATCCCACCTCCACCATAGAAGTTAATCGATGGAGGGCCACATGGTGATGGTCCGACATTACATGGTTTAGTTCTTCTTAAATCGCGAGATGTTAATGCATTAACTTCATCGATGTTCAAATATTTTACTTCATTATCTCCATTGATAAAGATAAAAATTGTTCCAGGAGATAATCTTTCATAATTATTAGCATCATCAATGGACAATCCAGTGACGTAACCATCAAATGCACTAATATACCCTACTCTTATTCTTTTTCTTGACGCAGAAATAAATGGCATTATGTTTCTCCTCCATCTGGTTCTTCATCTGGTCCCTCATCTAGTTCAAATGGCACTACCTCAAGACGTTGAGGGCCTCTAAAAGGTGTCTTCTCTGACCGTGCATCTATTTCTATATTTCCTTCCTCAAAATTTTCTGCTTTTTCTATGGCAGCATCACCGATGTTAATTAAATTAGGTCTTTCGACTCCAGGTTTTCCACTACCACCATTTTGCAGTGTGAAGGTATCATTTGGAGAACACTCTGGTTCTGGATCACAATCAAAGAACGACGTAATTGCTGATATGAATGCCATTGCTGAACCCACATCAAAATCTATTCCTCCAATGGCTCCTAGTCCACCAACCAAATCATCAACAAGACCAAATGCTACCGAGGAAGGATCATCTATAAAATCCGTAACCATATTTGAAAGTTCAGGATCAATACCAACAAGGGGTCCTAGAGATTTAACAAGTCCAGTTACATTTCCATCCCTCATTGCCTGGAAGGAAGCTCCAATACTTGCAAGAGTTTTTCTGTCAGAACCCTGAACTATATTGGCAAGAGCAGAAAATCCACTTATCAAATCTCCAGTTTTTAAAAAATCAACCGTGGCATTCACAAATGATGATAATGTTCCTGTAGTTTCAAATAAAGGAGTATCAGACGCAATCGATGCTGCAGCGAGTAGTACATCTAACAAATTTCCATTTGAAGGAATTTCAGGTATGCTTGAAAGAATTGATATAAGTCCTTCAATCGGGTTTTGTACAATGTCACGGGCATCATTGGTGGATATTCGGAATCGTCTTGCACCAAGTTCTCTTGCAAGAAGTTTAACTATTGATCTTTGTAATTCTCCTGAGGAAAGAGATGTTTTGACAGCTGGTGGAGAAATAGCTCTACGGCGAGTTCGTCTCCGTGGTTTGCGACCTAAAATTTGTTTGGCATATGTGGTTCCAGAATAAGGACCCAAACTTAAAAAGTCTCTACTTGCAAAAACTACTGGGGTTATTGCAGCATCAAATCCTTGCATTATCTCATTAAGATTACCACCCAATACCTCACCAATTAATTCTTCGGTATCGCAAATGGGACTTGGAGAATAGAATCCAGTTGGTGGGAGTGGTGGAATTGGAAAGTCGGTAGCAAATTCTGATACGGTTCCGATTTGTGGTCGTGTTGGTAGAGGAATTCTTGGGTCATCATCAATATTAGTTGCATCACCTCTCCGTCTTCTGTCTCTACGATCTCTATCCCTGCGTCTACGATCTCTATCTCTGTCTCTATCCCTACCATCTCCAAGTCCCAATACACTTGAAATGGGTAAAGTCTCACCCTGTCCTGCCAGTCTGGGATCTAAATTTGTCTGTGGAGTTGGACCTATTCCTGACCCTGAACCTTTTCCTTTTCTATCAAAAGCACCCTTTAGAGCGTTTAATATTTGGTCAAGAAGTCCGTTTATAATCTTATTAAAGATACATACAAGTGCTTCAAAACCTTTCAGTTGTGTCTTTAATAAGTCTGTTCTGAATGTTGGAGGTGCAATCTTTAACAGAGGTTGAGTTGCTTTATTGAAAGCATCTGTTACAAAATTCTGTATCTTAGCATATATCTCCTTCATATGCTTTGCTATTTCATCAGCAGCCTCCTTTATGATTCTATCAATTTCTTTAAGAGCATTCTTTACTGGAAGTGCGGCCGCATTAGCATAAAATTGAAGTGATTTTTGTATATTTTGTATTTTCTCAGTCAAGTTTTCCATGATAGTCTGAATTGCCTTTGTCGGACTATCTTTGTCTGGATCAGGACAAGCAAGGGCGTGTTTTCTTTTTAAGACATCATCTTTTTTTGCATCACGAACGCATTCAAGATGAACTGCATCTGCAGATTCATGAGTAGGAAACCCTCTAGTTGGTTTATTAACTCTAAGTTCAGAATCTGATGTCCTTTTTGTAGGATCTCTCTTCTGTGTTCTGGCAAAATGACTTTGAGGTGTAAAGTTCTTTCCTCCAGTCAATGATGTTCTTGTGTTCAGAGTTGTTTTGGAATTGTTTCCAAGAACTCCCATGATGACAGGAACTTGCTTGTCCTGATCATCTAAGAAAAATCCAAATACAAAATTTCCCTGTCTGATAGCAGGTGTTTGGAAAGATCCTCCCTGTCCACCACCTGCAGTGATGGGATACATTACCTGAGCCCAAGGTAACTGATCAGATTTAATGGAAGATTCCTCTTGATCATGAAGACCAATGATTCTAACTTTATAACGATATCCCCATCCAGGAGTTTGATCTTTATCTTCTATCTTTGTTTCACTTATGTTTTCTCGCCACGTTGAATCATCAGCAACTTCTCCAACCCACCAGAGAAAATTGCCTCCAAGAAATCCTGGATTAAATAACGCGCCTCCTTCCATTAATCCTCGTAAATTCTACATTCGTCTGCTTCTGGATTCTCGTCACAATACATTTCAAGAGGGGTAGGATCATGATCTTCGTCAGGATGATTTGCCTGATATTGCTCTAGATGATCCAATTCATCTGATACATGACGACGCATTTGTGGAGACAAAGTGGCGTTTTCTAAAAGATCTTTATCGTCGTTGATATGCTGTTGGATACTTTTTTCTTCGCTCATAATGGAATGTTAGTAGTATGGTTTCCTTTTCTCCCGAAAGAATCTCTTACAAGATTTAATTTAGTATAGGTCTCTTCGGGTGATATGTAGTGACACAAATCAGCTATAATATATAGACCTCCATATTCTTTATTCAAATCATCTTTCTTCTGTGCTCTGAGGCCTGGAGTATCAAGAAATACGACATCTCCTGCATGCAAATTAAAATCTCCAGGAATAGTTACGGTCTGCATGCCTGTAAATAATTGATTATATCTACGGAGAGTTTGATTCATTATTTTTTGTAGTTCAAAATTTTGTTCCGTTGCTTTATCAATTTGTTGTTGTGTTGTTCCGCTAGGAAGAGTTCCAGTGTCAATAAGTTTGTAAGTAGTCCGGGTAAATTTACTATCGGATTCAAATTTATCATTTAACTTTGGCAACTCCTTTGCAGCTAATTCTGTGCCATCCTTTGTGTCATTTGCTGTTTGTTCTATAATCTCATAGAAACAATTAAATGGATCGAACACAACTAATCGTGTTCCATATGCACCCATTTTAAATTTTTCTTGGGCTGGTATAGGATTATCTCCTTGAAAGTCTAATACTTTGGTATCATACCCTGCAGGTAAGTCTGTTGTCAAATTATGGATTAAGGATTTTTTCTGCTTTTGCTTAAAAAGACCATCAATAGATTTAAAATTAAATCCCTTAGCCGTTTCAAAAAAGAAAAATCCACCAGTCTTTCCTTTCTCTCCAGCAACGGTAGGTATTGAAGCTTTAGATAACCAATTCAGTGTATAATATGGTTTGCGATTGTTTCCTATGAAATTATAATTATTATTTGTCTCTTCAATGTCCATTTCTTTTTCAGTCTTTAAGAAATCAGTTAAGATTCTTCTTATGTGATCTGAAATTTTCCCATCAAATCTTACGTTGAGTCTTGACGATCCACTCTCATTTCTCAAAAATTCTTCAGACACCAAGTCCAATTTTATCATAGATGCTGTGGACTCTTCATTTACCTGAGTAACTTTATTTACGTTTAGATTTATTTTTACTGTTGTGTCATTGTTGTCTGTAAATTCCAACTCAACATCCTCTGTTCCCACTAATGGAAGACCCTCTAATACAGATTTGTTGTCCACAGAGTTTCCAGTGTCAGCAAAAACTACTTCAGATCTAACAGTGTCTTGCAAAACACTCTCATAATACATGAGACGAACCAATCCGTTAGTTAAATCAACAAATTTATTTTTCTGCTTATTAGAAAGCACTTTTAATTTTGATACTGTGGATGGAACTGCTTTTTTGGATGTTGAATTCGACATTCTTTATTACCTCTTATTTCTATTTACGCACCTTGATATAAAGCATCAAATGAATCGTTGATGCGGTTTCTACCACCCAACAATATAGGCATCATATTCTTGCTTTGACCACCGCCATATTGTTCCTCAGGTGTTGGTGGAGGAGGGACCAAAATCGTTTGAGGAGCCATTGCATCATAAGGGGCATACTCTCGTATTGCTTCCATGACTCCATCATATGTGCTTGCTTGGTTGATAGCAAGTAACATGTCCTTTGCAGGACCCATACTATCAGCATCAATAACAATTTCCGCGCCTTTCTCACCCACCAGTGCCAGATGAGGTTCGTCTAATGTAACTCCACCCTTTTCATATGCAACATGGACATGATCTCCATGAGTGCCTGATCGTGGAGTTCCTGGTTTTCCGTAGAGTAGTTCTACCGGTTGAACACCACGTATCCGATTAAATTCCAGAACCTTTCCAAGAATTTTCTTTTGATCTTGTGGCCAAAATCCACCAATGTCAATCGCACGATCAACATTATGCCACGATGCATAACTTCTCTTGAACGATCCACCAAAGTCAGGGTGCTCACTTGCATAACTAAAATCTCCGACACCATCTGATGCTCTGCTCTGTGGTGTCAATTCTTTGTATATAAATCTTCCAAGATCACCAGCAAGTTTAGTTCCTTTTGCACTCCTAACCATTGGCCCACCAGTTCCAGCACTTATCTGACCAGGAATCGAACCGAGAGGACTAATAGAAGGTGGTGTGGAAGCAGTATTAATGTTTGCTTTTGAAACTCTTAACTCTTTATTACCTGCAGTGTTAAAGTAATGATTTTTAAACCTAACCACATTAACATTTTGAGAGGGATCACTAAATGCAGCGCCTGTTCTGAATCCTGTTGAGGATATAAGTTTAGCAATATCTCCTTGATCATAACCTTCGGCTCTCAAAGCCGCTTTCAGCTCATTGATACTTTGTGCTAATTTGATTGCTCTCTCAGCATTTTCTAATGTGACAGGACCAAAGTTGTTGTTGATTCTTCCATCTGATATTGGTTGATATTGATTTCTCCCCATGATAACGCCAGTAATCGTATCATTTTTGGCGAGGAATGTTCCGGTTGATGCCTTACCTGATTGTATTAACCCGGTGCGATTTAAAACTGAACGGGCAACGAGTGCCATACCAAGTATACCCTCAGTTTCTGCTTCGGCAGCGACTAATCTTTTGAATAAATCTAATTCTGATGCACTTGCAATTTCAGCATCTGCTATCTCTGATGCTTCAACCAATTCATCTGCAGTATCAAGATCATCTCCGGAAACTTGAACAGCTCTCTTCCCAGAGAAGAAAGTATCATATAACCACTTACCTGCAATGTCACCTGCAAGACCACCTAATATTCCTCCCACAAGATTTCCGGCAACAGGAATGACTGATCCTGCCATTGCACCAAGCGCACCAAAAATTGTAGCACCAATCGCAGCAAATGCAGCTCTACCAATTGGTTCTTTAAATACAAAGAAGTTCAGTGCAAAATCAATCAGACCACCGATGATTGGAATTCTTTTAACAATTGGACTGATAAAGTTTTTAAGAAATCTTAGTGCTACTCTTGAACCACCTCTTCCAAGTACTCTACTTGTCGCACCACGGGCAAGTCTTGTGGCAGCACTTCTCCGCATCGGACCTGGAAGATTTTGTAAATTTGCACTTCCAAATCTTTGAATAAATTTATCTCTACCAAATCTTTGAAAATATCTCTTTTGAGCTGCCTTAGAAACTCTTCTTCCAGTAATATCAAATCCTCTTTTAGGACCAACACCAGCACCCTTCTTTCCCTTCATTGGATTGAAGCGAGCTGCTGCCAACCCAATCGCTCCTGCTATGAGCACCCCATTGAGAACTTTATTTAAAACGCTAGAAATCTCATCAAATTTTTTCAGCCCATCCTCACCAAAGTATTCACCAACTTTTTTTCTTAACCCATCATACATCTCATACCCTTTACCAATAAGGGTAACAAGACCATCGAGAATTTTACCTCCCCAATTCTCAATAAACTTCATTGCCTCACCAATTATTGGAATTAATTTCTTCAGCATTGGGAGGTTATTAAGCAACTTCACAGCGAGAAATCCACCAAGAACATTGAATAAGAAATTTTTAATCCTATCAATAGGACTTAAATTTTTGAGTGGCGCAGGTAATTTAAGTCCTCCAGATACTTTCTTTTGCTCCTTCTCTAAAGCGTCCTCTGCTTTAGTTGAAGACTTCTTCTCTTCGGATTTTCTTTCATCATCTCTTTGTTTCTTCTCAGCAGCTAACGTCCCCTTCAAAATTTCATTTATTTTATTAACTTTGATACTAATAGTTTTCACCCTCAACTTTGCTTTTGAACTTGAGGATGGTTTAGTAATGGGTAATAGTTTTTCTGCTGTAATTGCCATTTAGAATGCAGTTGCGTTTGATACTGTTAGTAGTCCTAACAGATCTGTTTTTGGTTTTGATCCGGAAGTTGCTGCAGCGAATGGTGGAATTGTATTTCTACCCGATGGAGTTGGTTGTCCAATTCTATTAAACTTGTCAACAATATCCATAAATTCAACTTTTGGTTGAGGTTTAACTGGTGGACCAATCGCTGGAGTTAATTGACGTTGAGACTTTGATATTTGGGCAGGTTTTGGTCTCTGAGCATTTAAAGCATCTTGATAACTCGCATAAGTTTTTCCATCTGTGCTGGAAAAATATTTTCCTTTAGACTCCGCATACCTCTGAGCATTTAATAACTCTGATTGAGTCATAGGAACTCCAGGAGGTTTGCTAGGTTTTACTTGCTGTTCCTGTTTTTGTTCAGAGGGTTTCGGACCACCCAAAGCGTTAGCAACTACGGGTGCCAGGGCCAACCCAGGATTCAACGCAGCCCCAAAATAGGTTGCGATACCTCCTATCTTAGACATGACATTATTCATGCTACGTTCTCTGGTCGGTTTCTCACCAATGACCATATCCACAGCCATGTCTCTAGCAAATGGATTGAGTTGATGCATTGCCTGCAATCTCTGACGAAGCGTAATGGGTTGTCCTGGTTTTGCTTTTTCAGCGACACCGGAAGAATCTCCCATAAGAACTGCCAGGGGATCCTTCATATCAACAAAATCATATCTTTCATTGACAACTTCATATCCACCATTATCAGTTGCTGCTGCCCAGAACTTACCAAGAATACTCTTTGCATCTTCAGCAGCAGGAGTTATCTTAGTGCCATCATAGTAATCTTCGTATTCTACTCTTACCTCTCCTCTCTTCAAACGATCAACAACGCTTTGTCTCTCTGCAAGAACTTGTCTATTAAATCCCTTGGTTTTTGCCTCTGCTAATTGTTGTTCTGCAATTCTAAGTTCTTGGGCACTTCTCTTTTTAGCCCTTGCAATCGCCTTGGACAATTCTTCTTTTGATGCCATAGACAAATCTTGTTCGGTAATTCTTCCACCAAGTCCACCCAACATAGATCTAAGATATAGGAGGCCTGAATCTCTGAAAGTAGCACTGCCCAACATTTTTGCAGGAATACTACCACCAGTTTGATCATCTGAGGTTTCTTGTTTACCTTTGAAGATCGGTGGCGGTTCCGATGCTGGTACAGGTGTTGTTGCCTTTTCTTCTTGATTTTTCTTACCAGACATTCTGACACCAAATTGCTGCCCAAGGATTCTATCCAAGGCACCAAATGGATCAGTCATCAAAGATCCACTTGAGTATGCTCCATGTCTATGATCAGACGAATGCTCAGCGAATGAAGGTCCACCCATCATTCCGCCACCTCTTGCATACGTAACTCCTGAGCTGTCTTTTGGATTATTTGTTCCTCCACCCATCGCATTCATTGATGCTAAAGTATCTGCGCCAAATTTATCAACAGCACCACGACTCATAACAAACTCGCCAGGAGATAACATGGCGGGAATGACATCAGTCCCTCTAGGAATAAATCCACCTTTATTTTTATATACCGGATCTTCTCCAGTCTCTGCTCTTTGAATTTGTTCTGCTCTCTCTGCATCCTCACCCATTACAGTTCCAGTAAGGAATTTCATAAATGGATTTTGATTTTTCTCTCGATCTTTTTGCTCTTGCTTTAAAGCCTCTGCAGTTGTCTGACCACCTTGTTCCTCTACAGATTTATTAACCTTTGCATCTGTCTCTGTCGTTACAGTTTGAGGGAACACTGCTGGTATAACAGCACCCGCAGCAAAAAGACCTGCTCCAATAGCAAATGGATTCTTCGCAATAGCTGCTAATAGTCCAGCACTTAATGCTATTAATTTTGGAATGAAAGCAGTGACTATTCCTACGAGACCTCCTGCCAGTGCTCCAAAACCAGTTCCAAATAAAAGAACAGCGGCAGTAAGTGCAGGCCACCAGTCTTTGACAAATCTAATTAAAGTCTCTATTTTTCCTTGGTTCTCTTTATTACCAAACCATTCAATTAATTTTATGACTGTTCTACCCAGGAGAACATTGAGCAAGAAACCAAATATCTTATCAAAGATACTCTTAAATGGTTTTACTACTGTTCCAACAACTTTATTAATTCCTTTTCCTAGTCCACCTTCTAACTGCTTCTCTCTGGACTTGGCACGATCTTTCTCTCTTTTTCTCCTTGCTGCCTCTGCTGCTTTCTCTTCTGCCTTTCTTTCCTTCTGTAATGTCTTAATAATTTCATCAAGACCTTGCTCAACAGAGGCAAGTTCTGCACCTTCCTCCATATTACTGAGTTTTTCTGCTAGATCACTTTTTTGTGTCTTGAGTATATTTTTTATTCTTGTTATTTTTTCTGCATTTAATTTTATTCTTTTATCATGATCTTTTGTTTGATCTTCAACCTTATTTACTTTGATACGAGTAGTTCTTAATATTCTTGATAACTTCCCGATCTTTGATTCTGGCTCAACTGAAACAGAGTCACCATTAACTTCTCTACCCATCATCTTAGATGCTGATATTTTGGTAGATTTTATTGCTGGTGTAGTTACAGTATCATCCATTAGATGCTTGTTGTTTTCGTTTTAATTCTTCTTCTTCAAGATGCTGCTGCAACAGTCCGACGTAAATATCTCTCTCCCATGGAATGAGATTTTCAATTTCAGTCAAACTATATTTATGAAACTGCATCAAAGCAAAATTAATTTTATAATAATTACCCAAGTCCATATGGACTAGGGCTAAGCGAAAAAACTTGCCAGTCCCTCCAGAAGAACAGGACTTTCTACTTTCGTTTTTGGATTGGTTACGTTGATAGTATGCGAAAGTTTAGGCATGGTTTCAAAAAATTTCTCAACCTCTTTGAATTGAGCAGAATTCATTTGTTCCAAGAAATCAGACAGTTCTTTCTTGCTGCAATCATTGGCAACCCAAACTTCTTCTTCATTATAAATTTTACCCATACAAGATGCGACAAGATCAAATGATTGATCCATAGCATTTTTTTCATCAAAGTCAAAATTGTTTTTGATGAACTGATCCAACGAGGGATAATTCATCTCTAACATAAGATCATCATTCAGTTTAATTCTGTTAGTGTGATCATCACTTTTGTTTACTTTAATATCGTCTAAATCAATTTGGACAGCCACTTCAGTTACACCATCATCAGGACAGACAATGTTAACATCAAGTTGCTCACCAACAGACTTTCCACGAATGTTCAAGAAAAGATATTCAATATCAAAAGTTGGTAGGTGCTCCACCTTAATACCTTTGGTCAAGACACAATTTTTAATTACTGACTTGATTGCAGTTGTAATTTGTTTTGTATCCTCACTTTCTAAGGCAATGACAAGGAGTTTTTCTTCCTTGACAAGGAAAGGTCTGAATTTAATTGTCTCCCCAGTTGATGGCAATTCAAGTTCATATGTGGGAGCTGCAATTTTTGGTAAAGGCATAATGTCTTATAGGTTTTCAGTATGATTATTTATTAGGCAAGTCCAGATTGTATGGATCTGATTTGATCGTTTGCACCAAGTGGAAGATCATTAGTTGATCTACTTGAGAATGAAGGCAATCCTAAATTATTTCCTTGGAAGAAGTTAAATTTTGCCTGGTCAGCAGGATTAAATAAATTGAAATCCACACTATCGTATCTTGGAAGATTTAAATTCAGGCCTAAATCAGTGAATGAATCAACGAATGGACTAGATGAATTTGCTCCAGATCTATCAGGTTGAGTACTACCAGGACCAATATAATATCTTGTGTAGTTCATAGAGACTGTGCATTTCAAAAGAGATGATGCCTCATAAGAAACCGGCATGGATGTGATTGACACCGGAAATACATTAACAAAATTGTATGTAAGAGGAACAGCAGGGTTCTTTGATTTTAAATTTTTCTCAAATTTAGTAACCTCTAACCCACATCCCTTATATGAATTAGGAAACTTAACTCGATATGAGTAATTCTCATTAGATATACCACTGGATGCACTTTCATTCATAATAAATTTCATCCAAGATTCAAAGAATCTAATTGCCATATATTGTTCAGCATCACAATAAAATGTGAGGTCAATTCTATCCTGATAGATGCGTCGATATGCGTGTCTCTCAGTTGACCCACTAAAATCATTCCTCAACTCTGTGGTTGCAAGGGTAGAACCAGGGAGAGATGCATCACAACACGATAATTGAAGCCTATCTTGATCTAGAACAAGTGAATTTTCTGCCATGTATTGTCTAAACCCTTGTTGATCTCTTGGAAGACCAAGATAGATCATAAAGTGTGATGTTAGGGCAGGATTTAATAACTTAGCCTTTATTTGAGATACGCTTTGTGAGATTGGCGCTACAGAGACGGAAGCCATTTATAAATAATTTTTGACTTGTATATTATGTAGTCAAGTTAATGGCAGAAAGTATTAAGAGTAAATATAAACCATCTCACCCTGAGAAGTATAAGGGCAATCCCAACAACATTATTTGTAGAAGTAGTTGGGAGAGAAGATTTTGTAGATGGTGTGATTTAAATGATAATATTATTTCATGGGCCTCTGAAGAATTCAGCATACCATATGTTTCACCGGTTGACAATCGTGTACATAAGTATTTTCCAGACTATCTAATTAAAGTTAAAGAGTCAAACGGAAAAATAAAAACCTATGTGGTTGAAGTGAAGCCCAAAAAACAAACTGCACCACCAAAGAAACCAAAACGACAAACTAAATCATATATCTATGAGTGTACAACTTTTGCAGTCAACCAAGCAAAATGGAAAGCAGCAAAAGAATTTTGTGATGATAGAAGAATAGAATTTAAAATCATCACCGAAGAGGAGTTAGGTATTAGATGAATCGTCTAGAGGGAAACAATATTAATAATGAAGCAAATGACCAAGAAGACATGATGCTTGAAATCATGGATACTCTCAAAGATACTGTTACCCCCATTCCTGATGTTGGTATGGTATGCACATTCGTATACAATGCAAAAACTTCAAACATTACATATGACCAACATCCTCTGGTTGCTGTAACTGAGGTGTATAGTTGGGGATTTCGTGGTATAAATTTCCATCATCAAGAGTCTCGTCAATATACTTGGTCAGAACTTGCTGGTCAAGTCTATATTGTACATCCAAGAGAACTAGATGATCTTCTTAAGATTCCATATGGAAAAATGATACTAAATAAATAAAAGATCTCTGTATAATGTCGCAGACCGTAACGAGTAAGATTAGTGCTGTGCCTGCACAGGTTAAATCTCCTGGTGCGTTTGGATGGGGTGGAATTAGAAAAACAGCATTTGTTGCGACAAAAGTATCTAAGACTAGAAACTCTGACGGAAAGACTACGTTTGAAGTAGAGTTAATACAATATGATGATGCAAAGGGAAAGAATCCACAAACAATCGCTACTGGATATACTTTTTATAATGCTGCTCGTGATGGAAGCGGAGATGCCATACTTGGAGGAGATGATTTTTCTAGATTGTATCTAGATGTAGATCAAGATGTAAAAAATTCAAGTCCTGCCTTAGCAAATGAAATTGAAAATGGATCAATCAATAGGTTATTTAAATCTCAATTAAGAACAGACCCAGGCATTAAGGCACTAGCAACAACTAATGAGGAGAGAGATGCACTAGATTCAGCTAGCGGATCAACTGTTACAGAAAACCCAAATCAAACTGGAGGAGATACTTCAACAGATGCTGCATCAGCTAGGGAAATTGCTCGGAAAGGATTTGAACAAATTGGGGCGGGATTTAATCAAAAATTTAGTGTCGGAGATAGATCTAATACAAGACAAAGATATGATTTAAATTTAAGATATCCATTAACACTTGAGACACAAACTCAAGACACATTAAAAATCGATGTTTTAAAATTCAAACCTAGAAAATTTGATGGTTCATTTGGATTCGGAGATAGAGATGCCGATGGAACTAGGACACCTGTTGGATCAGTTATTCTACCAGTAACAAATATCGCTGACAAAAATAATGTTGGGTGGGGTGGAGTATCAATGGGTGCAGTTGATGTTGCACTAGCAGGACTAGCACTGAATACAATAATGGCTGGTGGAGATGGATTCATGGAGTCTGCTAAAAAAACATTAGATGCTGCAAGTAATGACAGAGACGGTCTAAAAAAAGCAGTTGCCGCATACTTTGCTCAAGCAGCTACAGGAACCAAAGGGATCTTGGCAAGAACTGAGGGTGCAATTATCAACCCCAACTTTGAATTGTTATTCAACGGACCAAAGTTGAGATCGTTTGCATTCACTTACAGGATGAGTGCTAGGAGTGAACCTGAAACTATTGTGATTAAAAAAATTATCAGGATGTTTAAGCAATCAATGGCAGTTCAAAGATCACCTGCCAATTTATTTTTAAAAGCACCAAATACATACAAACTAACTTTTAGAAAATCAGCAGATGCAGAGCATAATTTTCTACCTAAGGTTAAAGAATGCGCTTTGGTATCATTCAATGTAAATTATGTTCCAGATGGAACTTATGCTACATTTGAAAATTCTTCCATGGTTGCATATGAACTACAGTTCCAGTTCAGTGAACTTGAACCGATTTACAATGATGAGTATTCAGAAATTGATGGCAACTCAGACGATTTTATAGGTTTCTAACATGTCAAATTCATACTTCCGTAAGCTACCAAATTTTGAATATGTAAACCGTACTGTTGACGGTAAAAACATATCGGATTATACAACTGTAAAAAATCTTTTCAAGAGAGCAAAAATAAGGCCAGATATATTTGAAAATGCAACTTTCTTTAGTAAGTATTTTATTGAGGGAAATGATCGTCCAGACAATGTTGCAGATGAAGTCTATGGAGATCCAAATTTAGACTGGGTTATTTTACTATCAAATAATATCTTAAGCATTCAAAGTGAATGGCCTATGACTCAGCAAACTTTTGAATCATATTTACTAGAAAAATATCTTGACATAAGACTTGTTGAAGATACCCATCACTATGAATCGATTGAGGTAAAAGATCCTGATGGCAAAATTTTATTCCCAGCAGGTTTAGAAGTAGATGAAGATCAATCGATCACCTATTATGATAGAGGAACTGAATCTTATAATACCATTACAGATATGGTTACTGAAGTAACCAACTATCAATATGAAGAGAGATTGAATGATGCTAAGAGACAGATATTTTTATTAAAAACAAAATATTTAAACATCGTACTTGATGATCTTGAGGAAATGATGGAATATAAAAAAGGTTCCACTCAGTATGTGAGTGAAACCTTGAAACGTGCTGATAATATCAGACTTTATGAGTGATCATTCTTCAGCGAGTTTCTGGAAATAGGACAGAGCATCATCTTCATCACTATCATTAGATGCAGATGACCTTGAACCCAGATTGTTCAGTTCGTCCTGAAGATTTTCAGGCAGCTCAGACTTCTGAGAGCGGGAAGAAAACTCAGGAGTGAATGAACCGCGATCAGTTTCCTCATTCTCAACCTCTTCATCAAGGCGAGGACGGGAGGACTTTTGTCCCAGAACCATTTGCAAACGATTCTGCAATTGTTCGTATGACTTAAACTGATCAGCAGCAGTCAAAGTAGTCAAAGAGTATTGCTTTTTCCAGAGTGCTTCCAGAGCATCGTCATCATCAAGGAGAGCACCAGGTGCTGCAAACTCAGAGGAATCATAGTTCCAGTAACCTGCAACCTTCTTCAGCTTTAGTCTGAAGTTAGCACCCTGCCAGAAGTCAAAGGGATTGATTGGAGTCTCATCCTCAAACTCAGGTTGCATTGCTTCCATGATCTTATCAAAGATCTTCTTACCAAACTTATAAAGGAAGACTTTACCTTCATTGCCAGGGTTTGCTTTGTCCTGAACAACGTAGATGTTGCTGTAGTAAGACAGTTTACGCTTTTGCTTACGAACAGTATCCTTGTCAGAGTCAATTCCACTGTTCCACAGTTCGCGGTTGTGCTCAGACACAGGATCTTTCTGACCCAAAGTGGTCAGAGAGTTTTCAATGTACCAACCACCAGGGCCTTGGAAGGCATGGGAGTACATCTTTGCCCAAGGAAGTTCTTCTCCTTCAGGGGCAGGCAAGAAACGGATCACGGCATAACCATTGCCGGTCTTATCCATTTCAGGTTTCCAAAGACGGTCATCTCCACCGCCACCATTGTTGTTCATCTTCTCAACTTCCTTGACCAGTTTAGAGGTCAGGGATCCAAGAGAGGATTGCTTTTTAAGATTTGCGAAAGACATAAGATTTGTTAGATTAGTTAGATTTGGCTTTTGTGTACCCGTTCATTCTACAGGTCGGAACCTGTCGTGTCAATCTGTTGTTTCATGATATCGAGCATTTTGTTCATTTGCTCAAAGACCGTTGTGATTTCAACATCAGGGGGAAGACCCATCATCTTAGCAGACTCTATAATATTTTTTTTCATCTGCTTTGCTTCAGGATCATCTGATAAGGAGAGCCTTGCAAAAAGAACTTGTTGTTTATTCAAAAGTTTCTCAAGAAGTTTAACATGACGCAGTTTTTCACTATTATTCATGAAGGCAAACTTCATCACACTGGAATATACTTCCTCTTGTAGTTCAGAAATTTCAACCATCTCTGCCCTTACAATTTCAGAATCAAAAAAACTCATTTCTCTCCAATCACAACTTCTTTCAAAATGTTTTTGTAACGAGGTACATCAATATTTAGAAAAGGAGAATATTTTTTCATTCTCATACTGACGGTTTCCCACACTGGATCAATAAGATTTTTATCCCATTGTTTTTGATATCCTAGAATGCCATTAAGGATCACCATGGTCTCAATAGAAACATTTCCACGGAGGTATTCTTTGAGCATTTGCGGATGTCGTAATCCATCCATGGCAAACATGGAATCAAAGTTATTGTCATCAAAGATTCTCTCTACCTCTTCCTTGAAGAGGTATGAAAGAGATTGTGTTCTCTTTTTCCATTCAGTGTATCGGTCTTCACCCTCTTTAATCATCTCACCAATCCAGAGTTTACTAGGATCAGTGCATGTGATGAAGTTAGAAACAAAGAAGTCTACAACTTCTTTATCATCTTTCTGACGTGCTAGCTTCTCAAACCAGAAACGATCTTTACGCTTATAAAATGATTTGACAGTTGCACGACTTTTTCCATTATATTTGTGGTAGTCGTAAGAATCTTTCGTGAAGTGATTCTTCATCGACAAATAACAACGATATGCATCAAACGGCATCATTAACTTGCTCAAAATTATCAATGTATTTGACTGGCACTTCATGCTCATTAGCAACAAGATACCAATGCTCACCCTCACGAACACCAAGATATTTCATTTGATCTTCATCAAAATGATTCTCACGCATCGCTGCTTGAATCTTCAAATGAATTAGGGTATCACGAGAAATCATAAAAGTAATAAGGTAATTTTTTTGGCGAAAATTTTTTTGCGCCTTTATGAAATTAAAAAACTAATTTTGCACGGGAAGTTTTCTTAAGAAAATTAAGTTCCATAGCCTCGTACTTAATTTTCTCCTTCAGTGGTTTAGAAATAAGTTTAGGGACAGACTCAAGGTCAATGGAATTCATTTCACAGAAATAAACTATTGCATCGATGTAACTCATGTCTTCCTGATCTTTTACAAGAGTTTCAATCTCTTGTGCGAAACGAGTCTGACAAAAGAATTTGCTCTCAAATGCTTTTTCTAGTTCATTCTCTACTTTTCGTAGTTGTTTATTAGGTTCCATTATGTCCAATATTGTGAGATACAAATTCTTTAATATACCGAACTAACAATTTAATATAATCCCCTTTGTTCCTTTTGTCAAATACTTCGACCTCACCACCAGGAGTGACCATAATAGTGATTAATTTTTTGACGGGGATACCAGTCAACTCATAGTAAGCAGCAGCGTAAAAAGTTTCCTGAACAAAATAGTTCTCTAGCCACTCTTCTGGTTTAATTTTTTCGGATGTCTTAAAATCGATGACTGCGAGTTCGCCTTCGTACTCTCCGATGCAGTCAACTCTACCTGCCAAACCAAGATACTCTGAGTACAGAGTCCTTTCTATAGCGTGTATATTATTTATCTTGTCCAGATATGGTCTCGCATGAATGAACATAAACTTGGTCAGAGGTTTAAAGTCATCCCAGTTTATTTCTTTGTTCAACATGTAGAGTTCAGTTGCTGCGTGAAAGTCTGTTCCACGAGCAGTTGCTTTCTTTGTGATACGATTTGCTTCTTCAATACCAACTTTCTTTCTCCACTTAACAAAGATTTCTCTGTTGTAAAATGAAGTCACAGAAGTGATAGAAGGCACCCATTCTCCATTTGGAAGGTTATAAAGACGGATGCCCTTTGTTTCCTTTTTGTTTAGTTCAAGATCACCGAGATAATTATGATGAATAAATGTCATAAGCCAAGTTCTAATTTCGCAATTAAGTATTCCTTACACAATCCAGATCTGACAATATCCTCAACACCAAACTCAACCATATCGACTGAGGGCATGAGTCGAAGAATTCTCATGAAATCCACAATACCATTTCTCTCATTCTGTTTTAGTAAATCAGATTGAGTTGCGTCACCGCAGAACATGATCTTGGTATTTTCACCAACCCTAGTAATAATACTATCAAGTTCATGATAATTTAAGTTTTGAAATTCGTCAACAATAACAATCGCATTGTCAAGAGTTGTTCCACGAATAAAACTTGTGGACCAGAATGAGATAGTTCCTTGAGTTTTAAGATTGCCATACAGCATCTCAAAATCTGCTTCTGTAGGAAGTTCAAACATATACTTCACCATATTCTTATATGGAATCTGGTAAAGAGAGGACTTATCCTCATGGTCTCCTGGGAGGAAACCGATCTCTCTGGTGGCCACAAGGGACCTGACGAGGTAGATCTTTTCGTATGGTGTCGTTGGATCTAAGACATCACAGAGAGCGTTGTAGAGGGTTATGAATGTTTTACCTGTTCCTGCTGCGCCATACGCAACAATATTTTTACCAGCATCATAAGAATCATATAAGATTTTTTGATTCTCTGTTAATGGTTCAATTTCACGAAGAAAATCGGAGTTGATTGGTTTCTTTCTCTTCATTTGTTTGGCAGTCAAGCCAACTCCGATTGGTGCGTCAGATACTTTTCTTTTTCTTGGCATAAGTGTTTAATTAAACAGGTTTTACTCTGGAGCCAGGCGCTTTCGACGCCTTGTAAAGGACATCATTCCACCCTGGATGAGACTTTTTGAGTTTGTCATAAACTTCTCCAAGTTCTCCAGAACTAGGCGCTGTTGTTGGATCTGACCAATCCCTCTGCCACTCAGGATTATCATCACACCACGTTGCCCATTCATGTACACTGAGAACTACTTCTTTTTGTTCACCAGTTTCTTTATTAATAACAGGGTATGTTGCCATGCGTAAAATTATGTGTAGGAATATTTAGACCCACTCAAGGGCTTCAGAGACTTCAGGAAACTGTTCCATAAAAACTTTCCTGCATGCATTTGCAATATCCATGTGCTCTTTCTGTGTACCATGTGCAGATCTTAGATCTATGTAATGAATCCATGAACGACAGGAGCCTGTCATGTAAATTTTGGTAGGCGTACAGAGTGGGAGCACCATTCTTGCACATTCCTTTGCCACGCCACGCCCAAGCATCTGCTGATACAATGCCATCGATGAATCAAACAGCGTTTGCATCTGCAGTTCAAGTTTTTGAACCTCAAATGGATCAAGATCGTCGATAGAGTTTTGACGATTCTTATCATCCTGACGACGAAGTTCAGGTAGAGGAATCTTATCACTAAGCAGAGAACTGTTAGCATACCGCTGCGAAAACTCTTGAAATGTAAAACTACGGTGACGCAAAATTTGAGCTGCGATTGCTCTCGTGGTTTCAATTTCCAAGGTCATTGAGGACTGTTCAAAAACAGACCAATGATTATGCTTAATACAATAGCGAAGAAGACCAGCATACTTTTCATTGTCTTGATTCTTTGGGTTAGATACTCTGGCAATGTACGCCATGGTTTGTTCTGCATCGGGAGTAACAGAAACTAATTTTACTGGTTCAGTCATCGTCATCTTCAAATACTTCGTCGTAATCAATTATATAGTTTTGCGGAGGATCATCATAGTTCTCTGCTTTATAAGCATCGACATCAGAATATACCTCTGACTTAAGACAGTCTATCAAAGACTCAAGATTCCTGACAATCAGTTTTAACCTCTCTTTATCCATGAGTGTGAGTTATGGTGTAGACATATTAGCATAAAAAAAGAGGGGCCGCAACCCCTCATATGCGAAATTAGACTTAGCTTAACATCCTCCTACAAATTCTTTTACATGTAGCCTGGTCATCATCGCATTCTATAAGACAATTATAGTAATCATTTATTAGGTCAGACTCCTCCATGGAACGGTCTATGGTTTTTGATAATCGCTCTACACTTTGCCTCCAACCTGCTAACTGATTGTATGAAATAAGATTGTGCATAATGTCCCCCATTACACTATAAAAAGGACATACCAAGATAACAAAAAATTTTGGTTACATAAGTCCTCTCATTAATCCTACCATATCTATAAGAGTTTGTGTAAATTAACTAACATATATTTCATTTTTACATAAGTACAAAAAAAGAGAGGGTTTGTAACCCTCTCTCTGCAGTTCACTTGCTGTAGGTATTACCACGATAGCAGAATGTACCGTGAGTTTCCTTGTTTTCTACACAACGAGTATCATACTCAACACCACGATATGAGGTGTGAGAGATCTGAGCGTCGTGAAGTGCAGCAGCTTTGTTGATCTGCCTGCGAATCATGTTTAAGGTGTTCATGAGTTTACTCCTAAAGTAGTTGGATTTTTAGGTCCGTTCCTTTAGTCGTTTGCGTCCCATGGACAATGAGGAGTTGAATCCTCAATTGTTTCAATGAGTTCCACTTTAATATGGTTATCCATGTTCTCATGTTTTTTGATCCTGAGCATAATAGCATCAGCATCTTCACATAACAGACTTGAATACAATAAGAACTCTACCATAGGATGAACGCTCCGTTCCGCGACTTACTTGCGTCCCCGAAGGGATGAACGACAGGTCTATTATAGACCTCATATAGTATATAGTCAAGTAGTTGGGTATAGCATGATACCAAACTAATCATCTCCATCCCCAACGTATTCATGTTCGTGACCATCACCCCTGCTTGACAAGAACTCTGATAGGCTATCTTGGTATGTCTCCTCGTATTCTTCTAACGGATTATTTTCATAATACTCCTCTACCTCTTGATCGTGCTTAGTCCAATCAATCTCTGGTTCTTTTCCATCCATGCGGTTGACTTCATGAATAGCAGAGTTAGCACGTTTTTTAATACTTCTATATTGTTTTGACAACCTTACATATTCATCTTGGTCATCATTTTTTTCAATAGACTTTTTTCCAAATCCCTTCATACAAACATTCCCTCTTCCTTAAGAAAGTTAAGAGTCTCTTTCAAACTTCCTCTATGATTCAGTCCAACAGAGATTTGTGGATACTCTGCTTCCTTTCCAAACTCTGCTCTGAATTGTTTATCAGTAAAATCTTCATCTAATAAAAATTCTCTGATGTCTTGTCCAAGGTTTTCCAGAAGTTGTTTTGCTCTCTCAGACTCTTGACCACCATTTGAATATACTAATGCCTGCATCAATCTCTTTGCCTCCAATCATCAGGTCTATCTCTTTGAAACCAATCAGTAATATCTTCTGCACTATCGAACCCCGCTCTATAATTGGATGGGTCGGGGTCTCCTAGCCCCATCCTATTCATAAAATCATCCATACTACCTTCTTGAATATCCTGAGTTGCTTGGCGTCTTGCCTTCTGCAACCAGTCTCTAGCAGTGGTGTGTGCTTTGGAAAGTTTCTCCGCCCAAATCATATCTTCCAAAGGAACTTCTTCTTTATTCGCAATACATCTACAAATGGACTCTAGTCTAAGTCTGTATTGAGTAGAAAGCATGTTACTTTTTTCTTTTGAGTTTGGATTCTAAGTCAGATGCCCTTCGCAATTCAGCAGTGGCATCCTCAGATCGCTCATGAATAATATCCATAATATCTGCGTAAATCACATCAGCCTCAACATAATTGTCAAAGTATAGATCTAGTGATTCCCTTAGAAATCTTTTGCGATGCCACTCTGGTGAGTATGGTTTATACATGATATTAATGATACATGGTTTGAAGCATAATACGATTTACTTTGGATGTCAAGTCAATGGTTTACCATTCTTATCGACCAATCCAAGTCTTTTAATTTGGGAGAAGTTTGATTTCTCCCTCTTCTTAATTTTTTTGTATTCTTTGATGAGTTTGTTAACTTCTTCATTAGAGATGTTAACCTTGAGTTTTTTTTCATCCTCTCTCGGAACGAATCCAAGGCCACTTTTTTTCACCTCATCTTCAGAATCAACATAGTCATTAATGACTTCTTGAATTTCATCTCTAATAAGTGCATTTATTTGTTCTTTGAGAAATTCATCACTCATTTTCTTTTCTTTTCTTTCTTAGGTTTTACTCCCCACAACTTGGGGTTAATTGATCCAAATCCAAAATCAATTTTTTGTACAGCATTTTTCCCATACATGTCATAGTACAAGTCAAACAACTTTGATACCTTACCACAACGAGTAAGGTCAATGTGCTCCTTGCCGTCTACAACATACCAGATTAATCTGGCATCAGTAGGGAAACTTTTATCATTCGCACTATCTAAAGTAGTTTTTTCCAGGAGAATTTGACATCCATAATCAGAGGGATTCAATTTATTTTGATCCGATCCGAACTCTGCCATTTCTTTTTCTTGTGGTTCTTGATCTTTTTCGACTGTAACTGTCATGAACGACCACCCCACTGAATGTCAGAATATGCTTCCTGCACAACATCAAGAGTAACTTTATATTTGTCAGAGAGTTTGCCATCCTTTACAAGACAAATAACCTCTGCTTCTCTTGGATGAAGGCCTTCAAGTAGGTTGATGAACATCATTTCCCTACGAATCGTTGAGAGGGTGTTATTGCCTCCTTGAACGTAGTGATACAGGTTCTGATACTCTCTTCTAAGAGAAGTTCTTCCCTGCCCTTGGAGATCCTGCTTGGTGGCAGCCTCACCGCCTGCTGCTTCTCTGGAGAGATTATCAGAAAGGGTGCCAGTGTAAACGTTCTGATCTTTCACATCACCATAAGGAACGTCACCTTCAGGGAGTAGGGAAATTACAGACTCATCAAAGTTCCACACAAAGATTACTTTGAGAGAATCATGCTCATATTTTTTCAGTGCCTCTACTTTCTTTGCTTTGGTTCGTTGTTTAGAAACAACTTCAAGAATCTCAAAAACAAATGGATTTGTAGGGAGATCCGGGATGGGTGTATTTGTAGTCTTTGTTTTTGCCACTCTCTTTCTTGTAGTGGTGGCCTTAGACTTACTCGTTGTCGTCGTCTTCGTCGGGCTCATAATCGTTTTCAAATCTTACAGCTAAAATTTCATCAGGGAGCATGTTACCATTTTCATCAAACATCTCCGGGTGCATGACTGGTTGCTTCTCTTTGTTTAGGAAAGCATACACCAGGTCGTTTCCAAACCATCCTACCATAAGTCCTATCAAAAAGGAACCAATGATTCCTGCTCCACAAAAGAATAAGATATACGGTGTTGCTGATTCCATGTTACACCTCCTGAGAGTTTGCCTTTTTTACGTCTATGTGAAATTCAAAGTAAAAATAAAACTCTCTTCTTAAAAGGGAGATCATCTTACCAAACTTCACTTGAAAAGTTTTTGGTTTTGGTGCTCTCCTCCTATTTCTTATCAATAACTCAAACCCACGATTAATATGGGTGGTCTCTTTATTTAGATTGATTTTTTCTTCGTCCAGGTCTTCGATCATTACTATACCTCCAGGCATCTTCTAGAATGCCATACAAATAATTTTTGATCTTTCGTGCTTGAGGTTTAGGAATATGTCCATAACCCTCACGAATTTGTTTGTGCTCGTTATCTGCACCACCTTTGATATACTCATCAAGTTCTACTGTCAGATCGCTGAGTTCAGCAGCAGTAGAGCTTTCGATAAAAGAATCTACTTCGTGTTTTTTAATTTTACTAGATTTTAAATAATCATAGAACCTTAAGTTCATCTGACCATCAAATGCATTATCGATTGCGTGTTCAACAAGATCATAGATGTCGATGAGATTTTGTTCCATTAGACTAATTTTTGCTCTCTTAAATATTTTACAGTTTCGGCGCATCCACCGATTATATTTTCATCCTTAAGCACTCTTGGAAAACTAGCATCGTAGCCAAACTTTTTAAAGTAATAGTCTTTAGTAAAATCTACGCCAAGTTTATAAATTACGTACTTAAGTTCTGCCAACTGTAACACCTGTTCGACTTGTGTGCAATAGGGACATCCTTCTTTTGAATAGACGATAAACATACCGGTCAATTTTAAAATTTATTTAGAGTATTTGTGCTTTGGACTAAACTCATCCATTGGTTTTGATGGTTCAAAAGGAGATCTATTGAGGTTTTTAATTACAATAAATGCATCTTTATTGTACTTACGTGTGCCTTTAGGTGATTGCCATTTCTTATTGTAAACCTCACCTACATCAATACCAGAGACTTGAGTTCCACCAATTTCTACTACGATGTTATCTCCAACCTCCCATCCTAGTTTGTTTACTTCTCTAACGATTTGATCTACGACGGAGTTCTCCATAACACGTTCGTCTGGTTCTAAGTTACCAATCATAAAAAAAGAGGGCGTTAACCCTCTTAGTATATCACAGTTATGCAGTCCAATCAACATCAACGTCATCTTCGCCAAGTCCAAAGTGTTCTTCTAGAACCTCTATCCTCTCTTCATCATGTGCGATGATATCTAGTTGTTCTTGAATTGCACCAAGAACATCAGGATGTTCACCAATACCCACAGGTTGATGAAGATAAACTTCGATATTTGCCTTTGCTTTAGCAATGTTGCCTTCTGCATCAGCACGAAGAGCTTCTAAAATTTTTAATCGAAGATTACAGGACATAATTTACTATGATTTGTATTATATATTATGCATTAACCTTCTGTTCCTCAGTCACCTTCTTTTCAACCTTAACTTCAACAGGGTCAGGAACAGGATGATACTTACGATACCTTACTGTTTCGTATGTCTCAAATACTTCTTCAGGATTACCGTAGCAGGTTTTCTTTCTCTGCTCTACGATCTCATCATAAGGGTCAGACTTAATGTCAGGCCACTCACGATGTGCATTCTCAGTGATCTGACGACTGATCACTTCATAGTCAACACCATCACCAGAGACAGGCAAGACGGTATCAACATACTCTTTTTTCTTAGGTGCCATAATCAGTAACTCTTGCTGTGAACATCAATCTCACCATCATCAATGTGAGCATGATCAATATTTTCAATATGCCCATGAATCATATTAATGGTAATAGTTTCGTTTTCTAAAACGTTTGCTATCCTTTCCAGGGACTCTGCTATCCTATCAAGAGAATTGGACATGAAAAAGGGGGTTCGATACCCCCATAGTATAATAGATTTAAAGCATTCCTGCAAGCATGACCAGGAAACAAATGATGGTGAAAGCAAATATTATTATACACCCAACCAACAGTTCTTTGATTGTGGTGCTCTCACCGTTTGGTTCGTGGTGATGGTCTGAATGGACAGTCATAACAACCTGCTCCGCAACATCCTCTAGTGTTCATGTTCATCAAATATGTCATCTAATTGTTTAGATGGTGGTCCAAACGATAAGTAAATACCGTATGAAGTCATAAACACCATTGCCAGACAGATAATAACAATTAAATTCATTTGTCTTCCTCGTATAGTTGTTCCAATCTTTCTCTTGTAAGATCAACATACATTACTTCTTCTCCTAATTCAGGAGCTTCAGGGTGTTTCCGAGGTCTAGCACCCCAGTAAATAGATTTAAGATTGTAATACATAAGAGCAAAGGCAGCGCCTCCTAAGGCAAATAAACATCCTAAGTATAGAAATGCTATCATTTACCTACCCCATGTGCCTAAAGTTTTCATATAAAACCCTAGACGTTTTGTAGAGGGTAATTACCAATCGGGTAACAAAATACCCGATGAGCAATCCTAATGCGAACTGAATCACAGTGCGTTACCTCTTGGAAGAACTTCTTCAGGGAACACAAAATCTTCATGTGGTTGGTCGGCAGGTGCTAACCATGCTCTGATACCTTCATTCAAAAGAATGTTCTTGGTATAGAAAGTCTCAAACTCTGGATCTTCTGCTGCACGAATCTCCTGAGATACAAAGTCGTAAGCACGAAGATTAAGAGCGAGTCCAATAATACCGATAGAACTGACCCAGAGACCCATGACGGGAACGAAGAGCATAAAGAAATGCAACCAACGCTTGTTACTAAAAGCAACACCGAAGATCTGTGACCAGAAACGGTTCGCAGTAACCATCGAGTAAGTTTCCTCCTCTTGCGTAGGTTCAAAAGCCTTGAAAGTACTTGCCTGCTCACCATCTTGGTAGAGTGTGTTTTCAACGGTAACTCCGTGAATTGCAGATAGAAGAGCACCACCAAGAATACCTGCGACTCCCATCATGTGGAACGGATTAAGCGTCCAATTGTGGAAACCTTGTAGGAAAAGTAGGAAGCGGAAAATAGCCGCAACCCCAAACGATGGCGCGAAGAACCAGGACGACTGTCCCAGAGGATAGAGAAGAAAAACGCTGACAAAGACAGCAATAGGACCAGAGAAAGCAATAGCATTGTAGGGTCTAATTCCGACGAGACGTGCCAGTTCAAACTGGCGGAGCATGAAACCGATTAGAGCGAACGCACCGTGGAGAGCAACAAAGGACCAAAGCCCTCCAAGTTGGCACCACCTGACGAAATCGCCCTGAGCTTCAGGACCCCAAAGTAGAAGAAGAGAATGACCCATAGCATCAGCAGGCGTTGACACAGCCGCCGTGAGAAAATTAGCACCCTCAAGATAGGAACTAGCAAGACCGTGGGTGTACCAACTCGTGACAAAAGTTGTGCCAGTAAGCCAGCCGCCAATGGCCAGATAAGCAGTGGGAAAAAGTAATATTCCAGACCAGCCCACAAAAACAAAACGATCTCGTTTAAGCCAGTCATCCAGGACATCGAACCATCCTCCATTGCTCCTGGGGGGTGAAAGTGTAGATGAAGCCAAAAATTAACCTCTTAGAATTCTTATGGTATTTAGTTTACACAAGTTTACAAGAATAGTCAACAGGAAGAAATACTTAAATTTATCTGAATCCTTTCTTCTTATCCAAAACTTCTACGTGAGACAATGATTGGGAAGGTGTGTTCCACCAGATTTCAGTGACTTGATCCCATGAACCAACTGTCACAGACTTTCCATCATTCCGAACAACTTTATAATCATGACGATCATAATCTTTTTCCGAAGTGCATGTAAAATGGGTCATTTTTAAACGGATTCCCAGTCATTCTCAAAAATTTCCATACCCTTATCGGTAAGAACATGATCATACATCTGCTCAAGAACACTAGGTGGCATGGTGACAATCTCTGCACCGTTATACCATGACCTCACTGCACGTTGCACACTACGAATGGATGCAGAAAGAACTTGAGTTCTGATGCCATGGATTTGATACAGTCCGGTGATAGATCGAACAACCTCCAGGCCTGCCACTGACTGATCGTCTAAACGTCCTACAAAGGGAGAAACGTATGTTGCCCCTGCCTTCGCTGCTAGGACTGCCTGAGCGGCACAGAAGATGAGTGTGACATTCACACGGACACCCTGTTCAGACAGTCGTTTACAGACGATCAGGCCCTCTCTCGTGCAAGGGACTTTAATTGTGGCAACATTGCCAAACTTTTCATACAGTCGGAGACCCTCATCATACATCTCAAGATCAGATCCCATGACCTCCATACTGATGTCTTGAACACCAATATCTTTAATTTTTTGATATACATCTTCCGGATTCTTTCCACTCTTCATAATGAGTGTAGGATTAGTTGTGACACCATCAACCAATCCTGTTGAGAAATATTTGTCAATTACGTCGGTGTCTGCTGTGTCTAAAAAGATTTTCATTTAATGCTATTCAGGATGTCCCTTTCAGATTTATACAAGAAATCCATCCTCTTGTCAAGATACATCTGAGCACCTTGATAGAGATCTGGTAGTAACCATTCATGAACAGGAAGACAATACTGCCAGTTCACTGGTTGAATACAGTTCATTACGGTCACAGACCAAAATGCTGCAGCGTAATTAATAAGTGTGGTCATGTTATCATATTATTAATAACCATAGGCAGCAATCTATACTCTGCCTTCTGAACTCTTTGAGTAAGAGTATCTATAGTATCACCAGGACAGATATTGACAATAGATTGTTCTATTATTTCTCCAGAATCTAATTCTTCTGTGACATAATGAACTGTGCATCCAGTAAGTTTATCTCCACTCTCAAGTGCTTGTCCAATAGCATTTAATCCTTTGTATTTGGGTAGAAGTGAAGGATGGACATTGATAATTTTATCAAAAGCAGATATGAATTTTGGAGATACTATCCTCATCCAACCAGCCAGGACAACCAAATCAACTTTATATGCTTTAAGTGTGGAAATTAATTTATCATCATCCTTCGATTTACAATGTCGATATGGGATGTCTAATCTTTGTGCTCGTTCTACTGCTCCACAATCTTTTATATTGTGAATCATGACCACAACTTCATGTTTATGGCATCTGGTTACAATGTTCTCAAAATTAGTCCCATTACCAGAGCACATGATACCTATTCTCATTTGATTTGTTTCATTAAAGACCGTTATTAATCCTATATTGTTCTCTCTCCTCAATCGTATATATTCCAAGTTTCTCCCACATTTCAGCGACCATATCCTTTCCAGCTGGTGGTTCAATCCAATCTACTTTTTTTGAATCCTCTAACCATTTATCAATTGCTTCTTGAGTTGGAACTACAAGTCTTACCATAGTTCCTTCTTCAACAAACTCCTTGTTCATGTCAATATACGTTTGAGGAGTAATTTTATTTTCACTCATAATTAACTGCCAATAAGTGGTGTAAGTTTATCTAAAATTTCTCTATAAGCAGGTACAATATCTCCTTCATCCTTTCGGAATAGATCTTTATCGAATCTTTCATTGCCACCAATTTTCCACAGTCTCATACTATCAGGACTTATTTCATCAGCTAACAATAGTTCTCCATGAGCATTGTATCCATACTCAAGTTTAAAATCAACCAGGTCAATACCCATAATATAAAACATCTGTCGGAGATAATCATTGATACGCATGGTCATGTCAATGAAGGGTTGAGGATCATAACCCATCAGACGCACACGGTCTGGTGTAAGCAGAGGATCATTCTTACTATCATCCTTCAGATAGAATTCAACGATAGGATGTGGGAATGGTTGACCTTCTTTCAAGGTTGTTTGCTTGACGATAGTTCCAGCAGCACGATTCCTACAAATAACTTCTAGTGGAACGATATCTACTTTCCTACAAATCATTTTATTGGCACCAACCATATTAATGTAGTGAGTTGGGATGCCTTCTTTAGAAAGTTTTTCAAAAATGATAGATGAGATACTGCAGCAAAGAGGGCCTTTTCCTAAAGGATAATCTTCCTTTTCTCCATTCCCTGCAGTAACTTTATCATGATACTCAATAATGACTTGCTCTGCATCATCACCTTGAGATACAGTTTTTACCTTTCCTTTGGTAATTACTTCCATAAAAAAAGAGGGGTTAGACCCCTCTATTTTACAATTTATTCAGTTGTGTGTCAACCAACAGCAGGTGCGGTGAGTGCTACAGGAGTAGACTCAGCAGCGGCGAGGTCGAGTGGGAAGTTATGAGCATTGCGCTCGTGCATGACTTCCATGCCCAGGTTTGCTCTGTTAAGAACGTCTGCCCAGGTGTTCAGGACACGACCCTGACCATCAAGGATGGACTGGTTGAAGTTGAAACCGTTCAGGTTGAAGGCCATGGTGCTTACGCCCAGTGCAGTGAACCAGATGCCGACTACTGGCCATGCTGCCAGGAAGAAGTGCAGTGAACGGGAGTTGTTGAACGATGCGTATTGGAAGATCAGACGACCAAAGTATCCGTGAGCGGCGACGATGTTGTACGTCTCTTCTTCTTGACCGAACTTGTAACCGTAGTTAAGTGAATCGTTCTCTGTGGTTTCGCGAACCAGCGAAGAAGTAACCAGACTTCCATGCATAGCAGAGAAAAGAGATCCACCGAATACCCCAGCAACACCGAGCATGTGGAACGGGTGCATAAGGATATTGTGTTCTGCTTGGAATACAAGCATGAAGTTAAAAGTACCAGAAATACCAAGAGGCATACCATCGCTGAAACTACCTTGACCGAAAGGATAAACAAGGAATACTGCGGATGCAGCAGCGACAGGTGCGCTGTAAGCAACACAGATCCAGGGGCGCATACCCAGTCTGTAGGACAGTTCCCACTCACGACCCATGTAGCAGAAGATGCCAATGAGGAAGTGGAATACTACCAACTGGTAAGGACCACCGTTATACAGCCACTCATCGATAGAGGCAGCTTCCCAGATGGGATAGAAGTGGAGTCCAATAGCATTGGAACTAGGAACAACAGCACCAGAGATGATGTTGTTGCCATAGATCAGTGAACCAGCAACGGGCTCACGGATGCCGTCGATATCAACGGGAGGTGCTGCGACGAACGCAACGATGAAGCAAACTGTAGCGGCGAGCAGTGTAGGGATCATCAGAACACCGAACCAACCGACATAGAGACGGTTGTTGGTGGATGTAACCCACTCGCAGAATGATTCCCAAGTATTTTGGGATTGTTGTCTTGTAAGTGTTGTAGCCATTGTTTTGAAAAAGGGTTAAGAAATAGTACGGGGTGGTACTGGTTAAGTATTCCCAACTCTACCCTCCAGAGTTGGTATGAAGGACTGTTGTTTAGTGACGCTGTTTAGTCCTGGTAAGGCGTCGGATGAATGATGAGGAAACCCTCACCCGTTCATGTATTTATATTAAGTCATCTTTGCCAGTCTGTCAAGCCCCCTTACCAATGTCTTTTTGCTTTACTCCAAAGTCCTTTGGGCCAAACTGCCTCTGTTACTTTATCTGTTTTTCTTCTTGTATTTGGCACTAACTTAACTTTTGGTTTTTTAGCAGCAGCGGCAACCTGCTTGTTGGTTTCTGGGTCATCAGTCTTAACCTTATTCATCATCAC